GCAGTTCAGACGGAGGAGATGGTCCTCCTTGCGCTTGAGGATAAAGAACAATATGGCGCTCCTGCTTTGAAGTACGTGGCAAGGAAACTGAAAACTGAAGAGATATGCGACAAGGCTGTATCGGTGAATGTCTTTAACTTTCTTTACACACCGGAAGAATACAGAACACCGGAAAGATGCCTTGCGGCGGCAAGCAGAGATAGACATGGATTCACCGGTGAAAGAGCTATTCTCTCCGCTGTTCCGGAGGATGTGCTGAAGGGTCCGCACGGAAACGAGATATGTAAAGCGGCTGTGGCCGCGAAATGGGAATCACTTCAGTATGTGCCAAAGGAATACATCACGGCGTATATGCTTATGAGCGCTGCAGAAGCGATTCCTGAGGGAGATAGCCTCTATGATGTCTCCTATTACTTCCCTCGCGCAAAGCTCACCAAGACGCTCTGTGTGGCGATTATGAAACGAACCGGCAAAGGATTCAATTCCTTGCCACCTCGCCTCAAGAAAGATAAGGACGTAATTGATGCCGCCATATCCAGCTATCCGGACGTTGTGATGGAACTGGCAGATGAACAGCTTACAGAGGAACGTCTTCATCGAGCACTGGAACTGGATAACACTCTGCTCCACCGGCTGCCGGATGAGATTTTGGACCGTTTCGGGATTGAGCATCCTACGAATGAGGCTCAGGCGAAGGATGCGGCTTCTTCCCTGCCGGAAATCCGCACCGTTGAGCTGGAACTGCCGGAGGTACCCGGAACTGCTATGACGACGACCACCTCTGCCCTTCCCGTTCTCTATGACCTCACCTCCGGTGACAGCATTCCGAACACCGGAAAGTTCTTCTACATCACCGACCTGCACCTTGAATCCCAGCTTGGCTTGACCGGCATGACTACCGATGAAATCAAGGGCAAGGTGGCTCAAAAGGTTGATGAGATGCTGGGCGGTCTCAACATAGAGGACATGGCGGACGGCGTCCTTCTCATCGGCGGCGATGTGGCGGACAGCGAAGAGGTTGCCAAAATCTTCTACGATGCGGTACTCTTTCGCTTCCACGGTCCAATTATTTTCGTCCTTGGCAACCATGAGCTGTGGGATGGCTGTACGTATGCGAATGGCAAATCTCGTCAAAAGCGGTCGATAGATGAGGTTGTAACAGCATATAAGCAATTTAACAAAACCAAGTTTGGTTTTGAGGCAAAGATGTATTGTCTCGAAAATGAAGTGCTGGTCTGTTACAAACACTCCATGTATCGAAATTCTGACAAGTTCGGTGTTGGTCGCAAAACGGCAGGAATGCCTCGTGGTGGACTCTGCGTTCTCACGGAAGAAATGCTTCTGAACTCTGATTGTGATGACCTGCGGGAGTTCTTCGACGAATGCTCCATGATTGTTCTCGGCGGACTTGGCTTCTGTGGTCTCAATCCGCGCTACAACGCTGACACGGCTCTGTTCCGAGATAGAGTATCCCGCGAGGAAGACATTGAGCTCTCCAAGCGGTTCAGGGCTGTATACAACAGGGTTATGTCCTGTGCCAGTGACAAGCGTGTAGTTGTTCTCACCCACACACAGATGGAAGACTGGACGACGGATGCCCCCAACAAAGGCTGGGTGTATGTGAACGGACATACGCATCAGAACGGGCTGGTAAAAACAGAGGATGGTGTAACCGTACTCTATGATAATCAGGTAGGCTACAAGCCGAAGAAGTGGCATCTCAACCAGTTTTCGCTGGAGAGGTACTACGACCCATTCGAAGCATGGGCAGATGGCATCTACCGGATAACACCACAGCAGTACATGGACTTCAATGCCGGACGCGGCATCTAGATGGAATACTTCCGGCAGCAGGGCGACATTTACGCACTGAAGCAGAAGGGCATCTATATGTTCATGCTGCAACATGGCATTAGCCTATATTTGCTGCATGGCGGCCAGAAGCTCAACGTATTTCATGGGCTGGAATACTACGCTGCCAATTTGGAGAAATATGTCAAAAAGATTCAGGCAGCTTTCAGGCCATATCGCAATGCACTCGATAAGATTGCTGCAGAGGTGAAGCGGTTTGGCGGTTCCGGATATGTGCATGGCAGCATCGTAGATATAGACTACTACAACCATATCTATCTTGACCCATTTGATGGCTACCTCATGCCATACTTTGCCGTTGATGTAACTGACCGCAGGGAGTTTCGTTCCGTACAAGAGCTGCTGGAGTCATCTCCGATTCCTGCGCTGGGCAGCGATGGAAAGCCGCTGTTGTCCGCCTACACAAAGCTGCTGGACGCTGGCGGAGTGTCTATCCTCGCGCCTACTGTCAAGGAGGATGCTTTGGCCGTGGTGCCGATGGAGGTACTGGACGAGAAGAACATCTATGCACCGTCCCGTGTAATGAAGTCTATCCAGTATTTGCTGGACAAGGGTGTTGTGCGGGTATGGAATGATGCAGTTCTTTCGATGCCCGATAGAGGTGCGCTGCCAAATGCCAAGCCTGAGCTGTACGAGTCTAATGAGTAACAAAAGGCCACCCATGGTGGCCTTTTGTATTGCACCAGTCAAATGTTCATGGTATTATGATGTAAAGTTTGCAATTCATTGCTGAGGTTTATTGAGTTTCAAAAACAATGAAAAAGGAATTGATGATTATGACAGGAAAAGTAAATAAAGGAGCGTCTGAAGTGAGTAACCTAACACTTACTAATTCAATGACGGATGAAATCAGGGAGTTGCTATTAAATGCACGTCAGCGCGTGGCGGTGCAAGTAAACACTGAATTGCTGTCTACCTACTGGAATGTAGGAAAGATTATCGTTGAGCATGAGCAGGACAATCAAGACAGGGCAGATTACGGAAAGCAGACCCTAAAACAGCTTTCAAAGGAATTGACAGTAGAATTTGGCAAAGGCTTCTCCCGTTCTAATCTGCAGAATATGAGGGCGCTTTATCTTGCATACCCAATTTGCCAGACACTGTCTGGCAAATTGAGCTGGTCACATTACTGTGAGCTGTTGACGATTTCTGACCCCGACAAGCGCAACTTTTACGAGAAAGAAACTATTAACTCAGGGTGGTCGATACGCGAATTAAAGCGGCAAATTTCTACTTCCCTCTATGAGCGTTTGTTGCTGTCAGAGGGTAAAACAAATAAGGAAACCGTTCTTGCTCTCGCGGAAAAGGGAATTGAGATGTCTACCCCATTAGATATTATCAAAGACCCGTATGTATTTGAATTTCTGGGTGTGCCAGAAAATAAACCCATGCTCGAAAGCGACCTTGAAAAAGCATTGGTCGCACAAATAGAAAAATTCCTGTTGGAATTAGGACGTGGCTTTATGTTTGTTGGTACGCAACAGCGCATTACACTGAATAATACCCACTACTATGTGGATATGGTTTTCTATAATAAGATTCTTCGCGCATACGTGCTGATTGAATTAAAGACGACCAAACTCACGCCGGAGGCCGCTGGGCAACTCAATATGTATCTGAACTACTACGCCGCAGAAGTGAATGACGAACATGATAATCCGCCAATCGGTATTATCCTTTGCACGGACAAGGATAGCATAGCTGCTGAATATGCTCTCGGCGGTCTATCAAACAATATTTTTGCTTCACGCTATGTTTCTTATATCCCCAATAAGGCGCAGCTCATCGCGCAGGTAGAAGCTGTTTTGAAAGAATGGCACAATTCGTGAATGTTAAGAATAATGCAGACCACCCCCATCGGGGCGGCCTGCATTTTTTTCAAATTTGGGGAATTTCGTTGCATTCGGCATCCTCTTTCACGGGCGGGTTCTTGCTGCAAAAACCATATTTGTTGTAAGTACACGCCTTCATATCGCAGCGCTCACCACCAGATTCAGAGAGCTGGATGGCGAAGCCAAGTCCGTCGTCAAAGGCCTGTTGCCTATCATGGTAGAGATAGCTTGTGTTTCCACCGGAATGGCGGACGGCGTAAACGCATTTCCCATCCACTTTATACGCACGATGGCATTCGTCCCACCAGACGCTTAATTCGGTTTTATTCGCACCGACCCTTACAAATCCAGTCTTAGGGTTAATTAAATACCACATATGCCATCTCTCCCCTCTTTTGCAAAATCATACCACAATATATGGGTTTTGCAAAGAGTGTTTTGCTTTGTGGACGCAAAGTAGCGAGAGACGAGGTGTTGGTTTCCTCCAATACGGCTAAATCGGGGCTTGGGCCTGTGCAAGAGCGGGCTGTTTGGGCACTGGAGCGCGGCGACGGGCTTCAGGCGGGAGGAATGGACTCGTGCAGCAGTGTGGGACGGTGTGCGCCTGAATATCATCACGGAGGGGCGAGCTTGGAACCACCAAAAAAAAGAAAACCGAAACACGCTCCACAAGGGAACGGTTTCGGTTTTCGCCTTGGAGCCCCGCAAGCATTCCAAGGACAATCAGTGAACTACGCGGCATAGACAGCCGCGATTTCCCGCTCTTTAGGTGTCGCAAAGGGAGGACGGCAAAGCATTGCCGTTCCTTCGCTTTACGCGGCGCCAAAACGGGCATAAAATCGGATGGTTCCAACCCTACTCAAGAAAGGAGAGAGAGCAGCCTAAACACAACAACGACGCTCCTCTATACTCACTATAACACAACACGGTGCTTATAACAAGCACCTTTGCAGGGAAATTTTTCGTGTCTGCTTGCGTACATATGTGCGGTATGTTATACTTTGCAATTAGAGAGAGGGGAACGAAAAAAAATGAAAGAGACTGAGAAGAAGAGCATCATTGAATTGTTAGATTCTATGCTGCGCGGAAACCCGGTAGAGCTGTGCGGAGTTTTAGCATCGACGAATTTATTGGTGTTAGAAACTTTGGACCGGTTGGAATATAGTGCTGTCAGAAATGCATCTATTCGTACATATCTCACGTGCGATAACAGCGAGATGGAATACCTGTTGAACGACTTTGACGCACTTGTGGTATTGGCAAAGGACACTCCGGAGTTCTTTGCGCGGAAACTTCACTCTTACTGTGAGAAGATGGCGGAGCGGATACGCACCGAGGATGGTTGCATAGACGCGCTGCTCCAGTTGGCGAGCAAGCTGCAGGAACTGCGGCGAATCGAAAAAACGGACGCTGTTAAGGCAGAGGTTATTGCTGTGTATGCAGGCCTCGTTCTTCATACACTGGACTATCTCCGCGATGATATTTCTGACGATGGGCAGGTCGTTATTGGCGCATCCACAGACGGAAAACCTATAACAGCAGATAACCCTTTTGCGTATTTCTCTGTTGCAGAATGGGAGTCTGTTGTCTTATCTGTAGACTCTGACACGCCGGACCTGACTCCGTTTGTAAAACAGGGCATTATCCATACGGAGTGTTCCGATGTACCCGGCGCAGTAAACGCGCTGCTGAGAAAAAAGAGAGTCTTTACAAATCTGCGGTGCGCCCTTCTCCCCTACATCAACGAAAGCACTTGTGGGCTGTTTCCCAGCAGAATGGCGTACAACGACGGTGGCGACCTCGCAGAGCTCACGTTGAATTTAGACATAGACGCTTTGGATAAGAAGCTGGCCACAGCGCGAAAGACTTCCTTCCCGCCATGTGGAGTGCGTGTCACGTTCAACGACCCAACACGAACATTGTTTTGTCTCCAACTGCAAGAAATCCCCATAGATGACTATGTCTGCGTTGTGTATCGCCTCCGGCTCCACGCCGGCGATTTCTCAGGATACTATGTTCCGGGACACGATGATTGCTATTACATGGGGATGGACTATGAGGGAGATGATAACCGCTACACCATCATTAAGAAGCTGGTTATGTTCTTCTACGCAGTGGCCGTTCTGGACGATGCGGAATACACGGACGCAGGCTTTGAAAAGGTCTTCTTTAATGTGTTCTACACTGTAAGTGCCCATAGCGAGCGGGATATGTCTCAACACTTTTATGTTCTCACGGCGGGCGGAAAAGCAAAACGAAAGGACGGACAAGCGGGGCACCGGATGATGTGGCGCGAGCCGCTGCAAATTGCAGATATGAGGGTTTTTAATTATGACGTACCGTGAACTATATGACGAAGTAATCGACTCTGGAAAATACTTCGGTCCCAAAAAGAAGATTGCGGCACTGGCAAACCTTATCTTTCATTCCAAATTCGATGAGGTTGAAACGAAAGACGACGCTGTCTGGGCTGCGCTGGAGCGGTATGAGGACATGACCGGCGACTTCTTCGACCCCACCGAGGAAGAGTTTGAAGAGTTTAAGTGGGCGATTCTGGGAGATTGAGCGATGAGGATTCTAAAGATTGAGCCAGAAAAGGTTCCTTATGTAAAGGAAATCAAATCGGAGTTGCGAGCCATGCAGGATGAGGTACAGGGCAGCATAGAGGCTGTTTGCTTAGAGCCGGGAGTTATACTTTGCTGCAACGAGGAAGGAAAGTACAATGGAATGCAGCCAAACCGAAAACTTCCGGGCGATGTAATCTACGGACCATTCTTCGTGGTCGGCGCACAGGGCGAAGATTTCGTTTCCCTGTCGGATGAGCATATCGCGCATTATTCTGAAGTGTTTGCAGATGCAACTAAGCCGGATATGGAGAACATAGACCCAATGTGGCGGTTCTTCTTCGGCGGGTAACGAAAACAACGCACGGAAAACGCACACGGAACGCACACAAACGCACGCAGGTCGTGTGTGAGAGTTTTTACAAAAAAGGAGTGAAAAAAACAGATGAACAGAGAAGATATGAAGCAGATACTGAGCAATATTTATGCCCTTCAAGTAAAGGGTATGCAGATGCAGTGCCCCTGCTGCGGCAACGAGATGCGGGTGGATATCAACGAAAACAGTCTAAGCAGATACCATGAAGTTTATATCTGCTCAAGATGCGGCATGAACGAGGCTCTTTCTGGTGCTACGCCTCTGGAGGATTGGGTGGCAATCAAGAGCATCGAGAACGCTCACAAAACCATTGAAAATGCTCTGTGTAATGATGGGGACGAGTTTGGGCCGGGAACGGTCATCGTGAAGAATAAGGCTGGCGGTATTGTTGGCGCCCTTTTAGTGAAAAATGCCGATAGGCACCTTACTGCGTGTGCCGAGGACATTGAGGCGAACTGGGCTGCCATGCGTGAGTCTTATTTGGAGCGAGCTAAGGAAGGCGAGAGCTTCTCGTTTGATGAAGACGGTGAACACCTTGCCTACGTGGAAGAGCAACTGAAGCTCTGTGTGTCTGACGATGCCAAGCACACACCGTATGAAGTAATCAACCTTGATAATGTCTGTGTCCTTGAGGCACTTTAATTCTCCGAATTTGTTTTTGGAGTAGTGCGAGAACTCGGTTCTTCAAAGCCGAGACCTCTCTGTAAAAGCAAAGATTTTAAGTAAAGAGGTGGGCTCATGTGCCTACCTCTTTGCTTTTTTTCTGCGAACACACAGGAGAGCTTCCATAATAGTATGCAAAAGTCGTTGACAAAAAACTGAAACGTGGTAGTATAGTAGTATAATTACGAAGATATTTTTATAAGGAGATTTATCTCTGTTTTCAAGTCACCATAAAGAATCAAGACAGTTATCCCAACTCTGGGATGGCTGTCTTTTTTTATATATTTACATACATTTGTGTTCCCATAAGTCCTTATAACAGGCTGGGAAGAAAGGAGAAAAAGCATGAGTATCGAAAACAGACTGCCTATCCCTCTGACTGCGGATGGAGTTCCTGTCGGCATTGGCGACACCGTCTATGCCATTTGGAATGAGGTCCGCAGAAACACCCGTGGCAAGTTCTACCGCGCATCCACCATTGCCGTGTATCCCGTCAAGGTCACTTCTGTGCTGTTCACGGAGAGCTTTGTCGAGCATCGTGTCATGTGGTCTGGCGATTGTTACGCCAACATCCCCGTCAAGGGCAGCAGCGATTCTGTGAAGCCTGTTGAGAGCTGGGTCGGAATCGAGCTGGGCGGCTACAACACCTTTGCCAGCAAGGAGAAGGCTGAGGAGTGTGCTGCACAGGACGACTGGCAGACTGGCGTTACCTTCTTCAAGGGTATGCCCCCTATGCCTTCCTGCCTCTACAACGAGCTCCGGAAGAAGAGTCGGGAGTTCGAGTATGGCTATGCGGCTGAGGAGGTGATGGGCAATGAGTAAGTACGTCGTCGCTATCATGTCCGCTGCTGAAATCGGCGCCCTGCACCACATCATCACGGATGAGCTGGAAAACGGGGTTCTCGATGTCGAGAATCAGGCGTTGTTGAGCAACGCTCAGGCGAAGCTGGACGAAGCCCTGCGGACTGCGGGCGAGTCCCTCTCCCCTGCCGTTCCTGCTTCCAAGCCTGTGAAGCCTCATTCGCCGGAGTCTTTCCGTGCCTACGAGTGCTTCAAGCTCCAGTGGATGCTGGACCACAAGCACACGCTGCAGGAGCTTCTCTGCGAGCTGGATGCGTATTCTGAGGACTGCGGTGATGCCGGCAGTATGCAGGAGCTTCTGGACGTGTGGGAGAAGGACCGTGGCTTCGGCGGTGAGATGTGGCCCTGCTACGAGGAGTGGCTGGAGTGCGAGGCGAAGGAAGAGCCTGCGGAAGCGCACGAGCTTTCTTCCATCATCTGCGGCGCCACCGCCTGCGTATATCACGATTGGAACGGCGGCTGCCTGCTGCCGAGGCTGATTCACCGGCTGCCTGACCGTAATCTTGAAGATGCGGTGTATGGCGAAAGCTGCTGCACGGACTTCCTCCCCGCCGAGCTGAACGATGGGACTAAGGAGGCTGCCCATGAGTAATGTCGAAAGGCAAAAACTCATCGAGAACGCCATGGCTCACTATCGTGCTGCCATGGTATCCGGCGAGCCCAACGAACTGAAGGCAGCTCTCAACGACATGGAAAATGTCTATTATGCCGTCTGCCTCTGGTCTGTTCCGGGGACGGACGAGCTTCGGAAAGCTATCATCAGCTTGTCGGAGTGCGTAAAAAGCTACTAAACCTAAAATTGAAAGGAGACACGAAAATGTCTGAGAATGGTTGCCGTGTATTCCCCATCATCACCAATGCGGTGCAGAAGGAATATGAGAAATGTTCCATGAACACTAAGTCCTCAGACCGGACGCCGGAGATTTGCGGCTACTATGGCCGCGCCTGCGGGCAGATGGACAAGAACGAAGGCGCCAATCGGATGCTCTGTAACCACTGCCCGTTGGTGGAGGTCGCCAACTCTCTGCGAGGCGGAGAAGGCTACCGCAGCGTCTATCAGCTCACGCCGGATATGCTGTCCGTGCTGAAGCAGAAGCTGTTCTACGACAGCGAGTGCGATGAGTTCCAGCGCCTCTCTGATGAGGAGCGCGACTCTGTCGCCAGCATCGCTTTCTACGACCAGATTCCCAACGAAATCGTGTTCCACGCTTTCGAAGGCATCAGCTTCGTGGATGAGGACTTCTTTTGCGGCGGCTGTGAGGAGGAAGCTAAGTGAAATACGTGATGCATTGTGACGAGGTCGAACTCGTCCATGTGACCACAGAGGATAGACTTGGCTCCATTCTGGAAACTGGTATCCGTCCCTCTGCCTTCGGCGATATGGCCGTAGGCGAGGACGACGGTGCTGGCGTCTATGCTGTCCGCAACGACGCAAGGCTGATTCAGAAGGTGCTGGACTACGTCGTGGACACGGAGACCTTAGGCTATGTCTATGCGGTCAAATTCCGCTACAAGGGCCGATATAGGGAGTGTGTAGACTCCGTGGAACATAGCTCCCACGGGGGCTATATTCTCATTCCCAAGTCCGAGTGTCCATCCGGTATCCCTGCCAAGGACATCACCAGCTATATTCGTCTGGTTCCGTAAGAAAAGAAAGGAGATTTCAAAATGTCTGAATTGCATGAGACTATCATGGGCCGCAAGTTCTTTATGAGCGATTTCCCTTCCCTCGTAAAGAACGTTGAGCGCGTGGCTGCTGCGCTGGAGGTTCAGAATAAGGCTGCCGAGGAGCAGGCCAACCCCAAGGAAAAGGCCTTCCCTGCCATCCTGATTCATTCCACCTGCCCGCTCCATACCGACGGCACTACTCATACCGGAGCGTACCGCTCCAAAATCGTTGTTGAGAAGTTCGACAACTACCTTGCGGCTCAAAACGTCATGGACGAGGAGCTGCGGATGGTATTCGGCTGGGAGAAGCTCCCTGACGAGCCTCTCACAACGAACTACGACATCGGCGGCTTGGAGGCTTGGGCTCTCCATAACGGCGTATCCCACTCGTGGAAAATCGTTGTCGTGGAGGTAGATGTTCCGAAAAAGGAGGTGGGGTAAGCCGTGGCGAAATGCGCTTTTTGCGGTCGTGAAATGCTGAAGGCCAAAGGCTGTCGCAAAATCACCATTCGCTTCGTAGATGGCTCCCGTGCTGACCCCATTAAGGTCGGCGCACCGGGCGACTTCTACTATGGCTGTGAAGAGTTGAACAACCCGAACTTCCGCTGCGGCGATTGCGGAGCCATGGTCGGTGGTTATCATCACCCCGGCTGTGATTGCGAGCGCTGCCCGAAATGCGGCGGTCAGCTCATTTCCTGCGATTGTCAGGCCGATTAACCCCTATTTTGAAAGGAGAGAGTCTGTAATGGCTCTCTCCTTTTTTTGCTTTATGAATACATTGAAAGGAGAACAGCACTATGAACAAAGTCTTTTTCGACTCACTTGCGGTTGAAGTCACCCGTCGGTGCAATATGCACTGCGCTCACTGTCTGCGAGGCGAGGCGGAGAACAAGGACATCTCCTACGAGGTCATGGACGCATTGCTGCGCCATGTGGACGGCATCGGTGTCGTGACATTTACCGGAGGCGAACCGTCTCTCAACTGCCGCGCCATCGACCAGTTCCGTGAGCTGTGCCTGAAGTATGACATCTCTGTGAATGGCTTCTATATCGTCACAAACGGTAAGGAGAACGTAGAAGAGTTGGCTGTTGCTTCCCTGCGGTGGTATAGCTACTGCGCCAAGCAGGAGGACATAGAAATCTGCGGTCTTGCTCTTTCCGACGACCAATTCCATGAGGATATTCCCAACGAGAATATCCTGCTGCTGAAGGGTCTCTCCTACTTCCGTGAAGAGGACAAGCGCACTGATTGGGACAGAGTCAACCTCATCAACGAGGGGCGTGCAGAAGACCTGTTTGAGACAGATTATCCGAAGCGTGAGCTGGGCAATGAGCGTATTGCGGTCGAGAAGTGGCCGGATGGCAGCGTGAAAGTATATGAGGGAAACATCTGCCTTACGGTGGATGGCAACCTTCTGGATACCTGTGACTGCTCCTATGCTCACCAGAGCCAGCACACCATTGGCGATGTCTTCCATATGGACGAGTTCTTCGATGAAATGCACGCTCTTTCGGAGGTGTCGTGATGGCTGCGCCTTATTTCTACGACACATCTGCCAATGCAACTCCGACAAATAAGGAGCATCTGCTGACAGACCTGCTGGATGAAATCCAGAGCGTTCTGAGCGAAGGGATTCATCCTTACTGTGAGGAAGACCCTCTCGGTTTGAAGCGGTTCAACGTCTCCAGAAGTTCTCTTGGCTATGTTCGTCAGACGGAGACCATTACGTGCGTGTCGGTCCGTATCGTCGCAAACCGCGATTCGATATACCGTACGAACGCCGAGCGTGATGAGGCAAAAGCGGATTTGGAACGTATTGCGGAGGATGTTGCCAAGCGGTACGAGTCCCGTTCCTTCGTTGCCTGCAACACTTCATGGTCCACCGTGGACAGGGTGTTGCACGCAACGACCAACGCAAACCAAGTCTGCTCCATTCCTGTCTTCCCGTTTGAGGTTTGCTTTTTCAAGACGCCCTACTACAATTCGCCGGAGCCCACCGAGAAAATCATGTGGGACGCCTTCTGTCGAGCCAGAGCAAGGTCGTCCAAGAAGCCTGAGAAGCGCGAGCTGCGGCCCGACGATTGGGGTAAGGAATTCCCGTATGGGAAATACACCTACAAAATTCTCGGCCCCTCTGTAAGCCAGAATGCTACGGACGGAGAGAATTACATCGACGTCCTGCGAACAAGCGGCTATCGCGCTCTGAAATTCAGCGGACGAATTAAGCGACAGGAGCTGGAACGAGCGCTCTATGAGATGGAGTACGAGGACAAATCCGAGTTGGCCATTGAAAAGAGCCATGCGGAGGAATCCGAGTTCTATCGGAACAAACGCTTTATCGACGATACCTCGTTTGATAGGTTACTCGCCCCTAAGGAACAGGAGCTCGTTTCTCTGCCCTGAGAAAATACCCGAAACGTTTGAAAGGAGAAGAATAAAATGAATCGCAGAATTACTGAAAACAAAAAGTTTAAGGCCTTGTACGTTATCAGCATCTCTTTGCTGATTGTGTGCATCATCGCAATTTTTGGCACCATCGGTGCTGCGAGCATGGACAATTCCATGTCCGGCGGCAGCCTCGTGGTTCGGTGCCTCCTGTTCTCTGTAGCAGGACTTTTGAGCTGGGCTGCTGCCCGTGGCTTCAAACACCGGATATGGCGCCTACTGAATGAGGAACTCAACCATATCACCCGCGATATTTCCCATCATTTGAGATACGACGGTGTGCTGGACGAGAACCTCTAAATAATTAACCATGAAAAAGCTCCCTTGTGGGAGCTTTTTCTTTTGCAAATACCCGCATGGAGATGGGGAAAGCCGTTGACAAAATACCGAAACATGGTAATATATTAGTATAATTACGAAGATATTTTTATAAGGAGATTTATCTCCGTTTTCAGTCACATCATCATATTCAAGGCAGTTGTTCTCGCTTGGGAACGGCTGTCTTTTTATATATTTACTACATTTATATTCCCATGAGTCCTTATCAAAGGCAGGGAGAAAGGAGAAAACAATGAGTATCACCAACACACGTCTCGCATACCTCTATCGTGACGCGGACAACTACAAGGTCCGGCATGAGGTCGTTTTCGCCGGCCAGATGTCGGAGGAGGAAAAGATGCGTATTATCGCCAGTCTCGATGACGGCGAATACTTCATCCCCGGCCCTCTCGGTCTGAACGACGAGCGTTTCGGCAGTGAGACGGAGGCCGACCATCCCTTCTTTGAGTTTTGCTACTTTGAGGAGACCACGGATAAGCCGACGAGCGACATCTCTATCGCCGAAATCGTCAAGCGGTTCGAGGACAATGCCCATCTCTGGAAGGATTACGAGACTTCCTTGGAAGACGTTGAACTCAACGAGGTAAACGACATCAAGATGCCCGCACCTGACCCTGAGGAAGACCTCTCCCTTCGCGCCAAGTCCCTCCTGTTTGAGACGCTGGAGCTGTTCCGGAAGGAAATCGGCCCCAAGTTCTCCGACTGGAAGGATGCCGACGATTGGCTGTTCAGCAGCCTGAGCATCACCAAGGACGAGCTGCAGGCTATTTACGCCGGCCACGACGTGTTGGTCTACGGCGAGTCTGCGGTGGATTGAGAGGCTGCTATGGGCATTGGACGAGTCCTCACGTGGAAGTACGTCATCCGTGACAGCGATGGCTATACGCTTTGCGCTGACCCCAGAGCATCCGGCTACGCCTATTACTGGTCGAAAATCGACCATGATGGCGTGCAACCCATCGTCTTCGGCGATAGGGCTCAGGCGCAGAGCTATCTCGAAGCCATGCGGCACAACGAGCCGCGCAATCGAAGATGGGACCAATGTCGGGTCGAAGGCCCGTTCATTGACATTTAATCAAGAAAAGTGAAAGGAGAAGTATATGTTCAAAATCATCAATATCAGCGAGGTTCTGTTCTTCTGCAACGGCTGCGGGGAAGTATTCGTGTGGGAGTTTAACACCCCCGACAAGAAGCCCCCTAAGGACTGGGATGGGCGGTACGACACCGCTTCCCTGTGCAGCATCAACGTTCCCGATTATCGTGGCGTGCCCGGACTGTACCCCTCCGGCTTCGATACCAAGCTCGCCGAATACGATAAGGCGAAGTACGAAGCCTTCCTGAAAGGCGAATATCAGCCTCCTGTGGAAGACATGGACTGGTACACGAAGGTGCCGCCCCTGCTGCGCTGGGGTTATTTCACCTGCTGGACCGACAGCCTGAACTTCCCCACCTACATCGCCACTGTGAACGGTCAGCCTTGTTTGTTGGTCATCGCAGAGGCCGGCGAGGAGATGTCCAGCAAAAAAGGAAAGCGCGATGTCGGTGTCCGCGTGGCGCTGATGGAATCTGGCCGCAAGCTGGCCGAGAAGCTGAACGCGGATGAGAAGCTGAAGAAGCTGCACGCAGACGTACTGTTCCCCAAGGACACGGATACCCCGTTTTGCCAATGGGAGCTGTACGTCGCCATCCCCGTGACGGAGAACGTCACCTTTGAGGACATCAAGGCCGTAGCGGACGTGATGGACGAGTGCATCGACTACTGAGTCCCAAATGAGGGCGGGGACTTCCCCGCCCTCTCTGCGAAGAAGAAAGGAGTAAAACACTATGACGTTCAAAGCTGACAGACCTGTTGGGAGGTACTACATTGTGCCAAACAGTCTGGTCGTGGGCTACGACAAGACTATTGTTTTCCGAGACCGGCACTCCAATCCCGTATTCACACTTCCCAACGGCGGAAAACTTTTGATTTCCGACGGACACCGTGCTGAACCCAAGGTCTACACCTGCCGGTTCATCGACCAAACGCACTTTAAGCTGGCTGCGAAGGGCGAAGGTTCTTGGCCGTATCATCACGACCAGTTTGTCGAGCGCATGGAGTCCATGCGTGGCTGCGCCTATCGCCCTGAGAAGTTCGACACGCGGTTGGAAGCCTATCAGCGTATATTCTCTGATAGGACTCGACTGACCGAGGACGGCAATCCTGTCGCGTTCCGCGTCATGCTGGCGCAGGAATTTGAAGACTTCGACCGCCGCTGCTATGTGTCCTACTGCCGCAGTGAGGGCGTTGTGGCCGTGTCCGCCCCTGTCATGTATCCCAAAAAGGAGCGCCATACGGAGGTCATTCCCGCAAAGGAGTTTCTGGAGATGCTGCGCGGTGAGCGTGCAATGTCCGAAACGCTCAATAAGATGCCGCCGTTCACAGACCTTAATATCGAGTTTATGACGGCGTTTATCGTGGACAATGATAATGGCGAGAAAGGAGCTTGATTATGGAGCGACTCACCATCCGCCTTCCTGATGGGCAGGCTTGCGTAGACTGCAATCGGTGCAAATCTGAGCGCACGAGCGAATCCAGCGAGGCAAAGGAGATGTGCTCTACCCTCTATTGCCGCAACCGGCTGAAAGACCGGCTGGCGGCTTTCGAGGACACTTTCCTTGACCCTGAAGAGCTGCTGACGCTCAGGCAGGAGAACGAGACCCTCCGCCGCATTCTGGGCGAGAGGTTCGGACCCGCCCCAGATGCCTCTGTACCTGAACTGGTCGGAGCCATCAGCGATAAGATGCGAGAGACAGGCGAAACCATCTACGCGCTTCGGCACGAGTTGGATGTTCTCAAGTCCACTTATCGCCCGAACTGCGTCAACTGTGAGCATATCCACAGGGATAACTTCAACTGCACAGCCGTAGGTGGGTTCTGTACCGCTGTTCCTGCTGCCCACTGCCCGAAGCTGAAGGAGCTGATGGATGAAAAGGCGGTGTCTCAGGAGAAACAGGCGAACGTACCCCAAAGAGACCACAGCGAGTTTCTGGAACGCTGGGCAGTTGAGCTGAACAACCGGAGCGAGCGGAGCGTTTTTCCGGCAGCCCTGAAAGCCGTTAAGGGTCTCGTCGTTGTCTATGCCGCATCGGACGACCTCGTGGAAGTTGAGGGCGCCATGACACAGGAAATCGGTGCTTACGATGGTGTCAAGCTGATTGCGAGTAAGGCTCAGGGCTTCTATGAGGCAACCGCAGGCGAGCCAGACATCGAGTTTCGCTGGTGCGATGATTCCTCTGCGGACTCTGTCTGCCCGTGGTCTGTTATCTGCAACCTCCCTCATCGCAAGTTCGATATTCTCGACGATGAGGGCTATGTGTGCAGCGTTGGTGTTGTGCTGCATATTGATGACATCCGCGAGTAAGAAAAATTCAAAAAAAACGAAAGGAGAAAAACTATGAAAAAGAATGCAGGCACTTATGAGGTCGAAGTCAAGGGTGAGACAGCGAACAGCACCGAAAAGGAGAGTTATTGGACGGAAATCCGTCACGATTTCCGTGAAGACTCTCCCGTTGGTTGCGGTGATGTGGTTGCTGCCGTGTCTGTCGATGCTTGGCGCACGTCCGACGACAATGCCGAGGGTGAGGTCATTGCCCGCGTCTTCCTCACCAAGAAGGGCGACGTGGTCATCGACTATATCAACGCCATCGCTCGCACCGACGTGCTGGCACAGGAATCCATTAAGGAAACCGTGAAGGAGCTGCGGGAGCAGCTTTTTGACGGGGAGGTGCGGGACAAATGAGAACCGCATCCATCACGCAGGATGCCTTGACAACTTCTTCGATTCGGGATATACTCGGTATATCCCGAATGAGGAGGTTTGTGAGCCGTATGAAAACTACCCTAAAGAAGTGGGGCAATAGCCAAGGTATAAGGCTTCCAAAATACGTTTTGGAAACAATGGGATGGAGTGAAGACGAAGCCCTTGAAGTTTTAGCCGATGGTGATAAGCTCATTATCAAAAAGGCAAATAAACTTAAAACGATTGATGAGCTCTTTGAAGGGTATGATGGGGACTATAAGCCGACCGAAATCGACTGGGGTTCCCCACAAGGACGGGAAGTATGGTAAGGCAAGGCGACATTATTTTGCTCAACTTCAACCCTGTTGTTGGGCATGAGCAGGCTGGATATAGGCCCGCTCTTGTCGTGAGCAATGACTCGTATAATCGGTTGACGCACCTTGTGGCTGTATGCCCCATTACAAGCACAGTTAAGCGTTTTCCTATGCACATTCTTCTCGACGAGAGAACAACGACACAAGGTTCCATTCTGTGCGAACACGTACGAGTCGTGGATATCGACGCAAGGCCGCACAAAGTTGTTGACCATGTTCCGGAAGATATTTTAGCTTCTGCTCGTGATTTGGTCGCTGCAATCTTTTAACAGATGTGTGAAAAAGCTCCCCGAAGGGAGCTTTTTCTTTTTGTTCAAAACTATTGACAAAATGCCGAAACGTGGTAGTATAGTAGTATAATTACGAAGATTTTTTTATAAGGAGATTTATATCCGATTCAAAGTCACATCAAACATTCAAGGCAGTTGTTCTCGCTTGGGAACGACTGTCTTTTTATATATTTACTACATTTTTTGTTCCCATAAGTCCTTATCACAGGCTGGGAGAAAGGAGAAAACATGAAAACCAATGTTGTTTTCGAGTACGCTGGCGAGAACATGGAGACTGTCCACGATAAGGTTGCCGTCACCGGTGAAATTACCGAGTGTGGTTTTGCTGTTATGATGGCAGCCACCAACCGCGACGGTGCATTTGTGCCGGCTACTGTAGGGCTTCGCAAGGTAAACTATGCGAAGCTGGTTGGTGTTGAGCCCTGCGAAGCTGATTCTGTTGCCGTGTGCAGTGCGGACGTCCTTGTGGGGCGCTTCGTAAACGCAAGCGGTGCGTGGGATGAACTTTCGTCCAATAGGCAGGTGCAGAGTGGCGCCGTTCGTGTCGGTATCCCCTTTGTGTATGGGCTCTACAACTTCACGCCGGTACGTAACGGGGCAAACAAGAAGATTTCGTGGTGGATTTCCCGCGAGGGTATCGGTCACGCGCTCTACTGCTTCACCGCAAACTACACCCCCGAAATCGGCTATCAGTTCCAACACATCAGCAACTATATTTCCATGTTCGAGGAACAGTTCGGCACGCCCGAAGGCAAGCCGAAGTTCAAGAAAACCCCTGTTGGTGGACGCAATGTGGCAGTTGTCCGCATTAAGGTCCATCCCGATGTCGGACCGGCCTATATCGTTGAGGTTCCTTCTGATGAAATTGGCAGTATCGACGAGTGGGCGAGAGAGCATCTGGAGAACTGGACCCGTGTTGAACTGAAGGATTCCAACTCCGCACCTGAGGCTTCCCCCTCACCCGAAATCGGCTATCAGTTCCAATACATCAGCAACGTTGGTGGGCGCAATGTGGCAGTTGTCCGCATCAAGGTCTATCCCGATGTCGGACCGGCCTATATCGTTGAGGTCCCTTCTGATGAAATTGGCAGTATCGGCGAGTGGGCGAGCGAGCATCTGGAAAACGGGACCTTTGTTGAACTGAAGGATTCCAACTCCGCTCCTGAGGCTTCCCCCTCACCCGAAACCAGCACTCGCGTCCGCGACATCTGCGGCGATATGTGCCACTGCCATGTCTATCACGATGCAGCTTCTGGAACGGACAAGATGCGTTTTTGGCTGAGAGCCGCGTTCTCCCGTCCCTCCGATATGCTTGAGGTAAGAAAGGAGCTGAAAGCGAACTTCGGCAGCGGTGCCGGCACGCACACTTACGATGATGGCTCCTTCGACGTCATCATTCAGAGGTTGGTGCCGTTCGCTTTCTCCAATGCGGATTTGGAGAGCTTCGCAGACAATGCGGTTACACTCATCGAGAATGTTCTGCACGCCAAGGCAACCAGTGTGAGCTGGAACGCCGGCCATTGTGAGAGCGATGATGATGTACTTCTCACTGCGGAAGAGCAGAGCATCGTAAGCCGACAGGCGTAAGGAAGTGTCTTCGGTGGACACAGTGAAAGAAAAGAAAGGAGAAAATAATCATGGATTTCAAGAAAAAAACAAACAAGACTCGTTGTAGGGCTTGCCCCGCATCCGGTTTTTGCTCCGATGTCTGCTACAATAGGGATGTTCCCGATGCCAACTGCGCCCATGCCGTGAAGTACGATAAGCTGAACAAGCGTGTCGCTTCGCTGGAGGGACAGGTTGAGACGGTGAAGTTCATGCCGCTGAAGCAGCGAGATGCCGAGCTGGAAAAGCTGTGGGATGAGTTCACGGATGTCCCGATGAATCCGGACACCGAAAAGATGGAGGGGACATTCCTCCACTTCCCCGCCGGAACTCCTCGCGAGGACATCTGGCACTGGTTCGATGAACGCTATTCCAAAGGCATCGCTGCGCTGCTTTACGGTCGTGGCGAGGACAACACAGCTACCATCGCTACTCTGACCTATCGGAACGAGCTGTGCTGCGAGTGCGACTCTGAGTTGTGCGCCCTTGCAGATGCTTCCGGTATTTGCCGCGCTCCGTTCATTACCGGCGCCGCGCCACGTATCCACGAGGATGGCTGCGACGATTTCTGTAGCAAATGCGATGCGGGCTGCACGGCCAGCGTCGCGGACAAGGCTTCTGAGGCCGGACGGTATATGGTCTTCACGGACGGCCCCTACGTCAGAGACGCTCAGATTTACTGCGGCACCATCGACGAAGATGAAGATATCTATTCCGAGGAAAACGAGGATAACTGGTACGATACCAGCGGTCCTGTTCTGCTCATTGACAGAGACTTCAAGACCCTCGATGAGTTGCGGAAAACGGTGATGGACGTCTATCCCGATATGGACCTTTGCACCCTGCGTGCCATGCGGGTCTCAGCGGAAACTGTCTGCCTGTAAGGGAGGTGCCCACAATGGATGCCTTTTTGGAAAAGCTCAAAAAGTCTTTTGTCGAACGTTTTACGTCTTTGATGGAAGACAACGGCGACTCCGTGACGGAAGCTGCAAGGATTATCGGTGTCGCTCCGGAAGCTGTCTCAACGTGGCTGCGTGGGCGTATCGTGCCGAGCATTGATTACTTCGCTAAAATTGCGGATGTTTACAATGTCTCTGTTGATTATCTGCTGGGTCAATCTGAGACCCAGCAGATAAAAGACATCCCCGATGAGGCGGCATATCCGGCTGTTCCCGCACGAGCCTTCTACAACTCGGCGCTACAGCTTATGGCAAAACAGAATTCTCTCATTTCCCAACAGAATGCGTTATTGCAGCAACAGAACGCTATTCTGAAGGCGATGCAGCAGAAGCCCGCTACTGAGTCCGTATCTGTATCTCTGACAGATGGGTCTGTTGATTTGCCGTTTTGATGGAGGTACAGATGGAAAACTTTGAAAAAGAGACGGCTAAGGTTTTCGGTAAACGTTTCCGTGCGTTGATGGCTGCCAACGGTGATACATCAGCAACGGCAACCACAAAGCTCAATGTTTCGGCGGCGATAATTGCGAAGTGGCGTCAAGGGAAAGTCGTTCCCAGCGGGGAATATCTCAAGCGAATCTCGGAAATCTACTGTATTTCTTCAGATTATTTGCTTGGGCTCAGTAATGATGCTCTTGCGCGGGCTGATGAGCTGTCTGGTGCAAGCCCCAGAAAACTGGCAAAAGTCATATATGAGTCCTGTCGAAATGCTGTGGAACCGCTTGAAGATTCCCAAAAGGATAACATCTATAAAGCACTTACGAGAGAGAATCTTGATGAGGTGTTTGAGCGAGTTATCGCTTTGGTGAAAGTGCAAGCAAAGTGCAAAGTGACAGGGGAAGGTGCGAAAAAAACAGTATTGTACCAATCTATTAAACACCAATCAGAAGAACTCAGCGAGTTCTTGCGATTGATTTTAGAGGGTGCAGACACGGCTTGTAACGAAACGCTGTCTACTTTAAGCAAGGAGGCAAGTGGCTGCGTTGATGCAATTCGCCCCTGAAAGGAGATTTTTACAACGGCTGAGGGCTACCTTTATGGTAGCCCTCTCTTTTTACTCACAGAATTATTGACAAAATACTGAAACGTGGTAGTATAGTAGTATAATTACGAAGATATTTTTATAAGGAGATTTATCTCCGTTTTCAGTCACATCATCATATTCAAGACAGTTGCTCTCTTTTGAGAACAACTGTCTTTTTATATATTTACTACATTTTTGTTCCCGTAAGTCCTTATCACAGGCTGGGAGAAAGGAGAAATCATGGAAAACAAAAAGTACGATGCAGAACTCGCGCATTTGTTTATCTATCACGGTGTTGCTGAGTCCACGCCATATGAGGTTCTGGACAAGGCATACAGCGAGTATGGACACACGGTATGCGTCTTGGCTCTGTACCAGCTTCTCACGACGGGTCGTAAGTTGACTCGCGCCATGGAGCATCCTGCTGCACTGGTGGAGACCATTACGGGGGTATTCCCACCGGATGTGAAAGAATCCGCCGCAGAGGTCATGCTCCTGATGGCAAAGGCTGATATTGACGTGCTGCTCGCCTTTGTTCAGCGCATCGTAAAGCCGTTCGAGGACCCGATGGGTCAGCGCATCCCGTTCCTTCACCCTAACGGCGATGAGGAGGATGTTTGCCCTGTATGCGGCGCTGAGGTCGAATATCAGGGCGACCGTGACATCGACTACAACGATGGTACGGAGGTGAGCTGGGAATGCCCCGTCTGCAAGGCGTTCGGCAAGGCTCTGTACCACGACACCTTCCTCCAGCACGAAGCAGTGATGGATGGGAATGGCGATTGCGTACACGACCGCGTCTGAGCCTCCACGTTCTTTCTCAGAAAGGAGGAAAGACATGACAAAAAACTTTAAGGCGGTCATCGAAACGCTGAGTGAGGTCGGCTACTATCTTGCCTTTTGCTTTCTTGTTGTAACCAAGACTGTCAAAATACCTTTCAAAAAACTCGCTTCCGCTGCGGAGGCGAACATTAAGGGCATTGGCATATGGCTGGAGCACGCGGAAAGAGAGGCTTACCTCGCTCGCAATCAGTCTACCCCGCTTGAAGAACTGATTCAGAATCTGGAGAGCGAAATTCTTCGTGTTACTTATTTTTGCCTTGACCCTCGTATTCGCGAGGTATTCAAGAAAACAGATATTGCGAAGATTACTGAACTCATTGAAGCCAATGGCTCCAATATGGATGACCTCGATGCCTTGAGGCCGGTAAAAGGTGTGTTTGAGACCTATGTTTCCTTGCTTTATCAGCAGGATGAGACGCTCGGCATTGACCTTTTTGCTTCTCCTCCAATCGGGGCCCGCTGCATCTACTTCAATGGGGGTCTTCAGAGCTTCATTGCATTCAAAACCGAGGAAAAAGCAAGGTCTTTTGCTGAAGCAAACGGTCTGGAAAAACCGTTCATATCCTTCTTCAAAATGGACGTCTGTTGGCAGCCATTGGACGGAGGTGTTTCAGCATGATGGGCAACGTTGTGAGCAACAGAATCCGAAACGCTCGCAAAGCACTTGGTATTTCGCAGGTAGAGCTGGCTAAGAGCTGCGATGTCACCTCTCAAACCGTCTACAAGTACGAGGCGGGCAGAGTGGAAAATATCCCTCTCAACACTCTGGAGCGTTTTGCTGCCGTTCTGGGTGTCTCCCCCGCTTATTTAGCGGGGTGGACGGATGCCACATCAGGCGCGAGCAAGATGGACGTGCAGGTGAAGAGCCCTACACTTCTCTGCGCGGCCTGTCCCATTTGCGGGAGCGTGAAGTTCGGTCCGAAACACGACAATGTGTACGGTCCGGAGGTGTGTTGCTTCGATTGTGGAACCTCTTTCCGTCTCGACACGGAGCAGTTTCCACTGAAGACCGTTCGCATTGGTTTGTCGCTGCTGGTGTAACCGGCAGCTCTGAAAAAAGAAAGGAGAAAAAAATGACTATTACCCGTAACATTCAGATTCCCGACACCAAAAACACCATCACCGTCGAAATCGAGTTGTCCTGCAGCGAGCTGGAGACCGCATATCGTGAACAGGAGCGATACTACCGGCTGATGGATGCGGAAGGCCAGCTCTGCACGTATCTGGGCTTCGACGTCAGCGACTTCGACCCTGATAATGAGGACGACGCCGAGAAGCTGGAGAGCTTCAAGGAAAAGTTCGGTGACACTGAGCCGATATCTCTGGTCGATGAGGAGTCTCCGAACTATGTGCTGAACGATATCGTTGCTCAGTTTGAGCACGATGCCGACTGCAACAATGACGTCAACTCCACGTGGCAGAACGCCGTCGAGGAAGTGCTGAACATCCTGCAGGCGCGTCTCTGCTACGAGGCGGTCAGTGGCGGTGATGAAGCATGAGCCTTCTGAGATTCCCTGAAAAGCGGTATCTCAAGAACGCCATTTACGGCACTGTCACGTTGCTGCCCATCGCGGTGGTAGGCCCGAAACCCTGTGTCGTCTCTGCGAGACTGTATCCGCATCGTTACGATGGGGCGGCATTGTTCCGCTATATCGTAGTGGATGCCGAGAACATCGGCATCATTTACGATGACGCGCAGGGCTATGGCTACAAGAGCGCTGAGGCCGCAAAGCGGGCGTTTTCACACAAATACCACGGGATGTATCCCTCTAACTATGCGTGGCCGCCCGTGCGGGAAACATAATTTTTTGAATAACACAAGCCCCTGCGTCCTCACTTTTGAGGGGACGCAGGGGATGAAAGGAGCAAAGCTATGAAAAGGACAATCGAGATGCCTATTTTGCATCGTGAAATCGCGGAGTTCCTCGACCCTCGCATCCATGAGGCTGCGCCGGGAACTCCGTCGTTTGCACTGCATAGTTTTCGCATCGTCGTCCCCCGTGAGATTCGCAAGCGCATGGGGTATGAGGAGGGCTCCCCCTTCGAAATTATCCCCATCACCGAGGGCATTCTGCTGGTTCCCTACAACCCCATCGAGACTTTCGGGAATCGCGTGGACGCTCTCCTGAGCGACGTCAAGGAAACCGAGAATTATCGTGGTATGCCCGATGATGCTCGTGAGGCCATCAAGACGAAGCTGCAGGAGCTGGTGGAGGTTATGCAGACCTACCACGTTCGCAGCGTTGAGAAAGGCGGTGACGAGTAATGGTGTCCGTCAAGAAGAACTGGGTCTGTACGAACCCCGATTGCGTTCAGTTCCGCCGCGAGGCGCCGGAACACGGCCACAACGTCTTTGAGCTGGCACAGGTAAACCAATACGGCGCCAGCCTGTACCGCGTCGCCCACGGTTTCGTCTATCTTGACAACGACGTGGACGGGCGCGAGCGCGACTTGCTGTGCGAGTTGTACGACTGGGACGTGGAGGTCATCAACAGCCCCGATTTCAATGCGAGTTTAGCCGAAGTGGTTTTCGTAACTTCCGCCACGGAGTATGATACATCCGAAGATTATCATACTTTCAAAGACGCAGCTCTGGCAGTTGGTCGGCTCATCGGCGTTGATGTGAGTGCTTACGTGGCGTAAAATGCAGAAAGGAGAAAACGAATATGGCAGAAAAGCTGTTCAGCACAAAAAAGCTCGATAAATACGCCGAAAACGGCTATGAGAGCTGCGCTTTAAACCAACGTGAGGAGCAGAACGCCTTCTCATTCTGGTGGCCGCTGGTAAAAGACTGTGGCATTCGTGTGCCGGAGACCGTCATTATCAAAGTGCCGGAAGAGCTGGATGAGGAAGGTCAGAAGACTTTCTACAGACACTTCTATATGGAGCGTCCAGAGGACTATCCTGCTATCAGGAAGTGGGTCGATGATGTTGTCATCCCTACTCTCAACGCCTCTCCGCTGAAGGGACATCTGCTGTTCGTGAAGAACAGCCTGTACTCCAATAAGTTCGATGCGCGTACCTGTATGCCGGCTCCTACTCCCAATGCACTGACCGATGCTATTATCGGCATCCAGTACAGTGAGTATGAGCATAAGATGTGGGGTCCCTACGGTGACACGGAGTTCGTGTTCCGCGACAGGATTCGACATATGAGCAACATGGTTCCGTGCATCTACGGCGGACTTCCCTTCCGCACCGAGTTCCGCGTGTTCTACGACTTCGATACCCGCGAGGTCATCTTCACTGCGAACTACTGGAACTATGACTACTGCTACCCTCACCTTTATGACCGCACCGACCGTATCGTGTTCGATGCAATGAAGGATGAGATGCAGGAGAAGTTCGAGAAGTATCGCGGCGAGGTAGAGGCGCTGGTGTCCGAGCATATGAAGGACGTGCAGGGTCTCAGCGGCCCGTGGTCCATCGACATCATGCTGGATGAAGGCTTCACTACGCCGTATGCCGAAAAGCCGAACGAGTTCTGGCTCATCGACATGGCCGTAGCGGAACGCTCCGCTTACTGGGAAAATCGTCCCTCGAAGCTGGCGCTGGAGACGGTGCCTGAGAAGGAGGACTGAGCCATGGGCGTCACGATAAGCTGCCGAAAGACCGGTCGGTCTATCGACCTTGGCGGCGGAGGTTTTTTCAATCTCCGTAACAAGGTCTCAGACCTTGTCGGCGACCCTTGGGCATCCCACTACCGCAAGCTGGAAGACATCTTCCGGAAGGCTTTTTCCATGAGCGATGAGGAACGCAGGCAGGCCTATAATGCCTTCGATGCTGAGACCGAACGGCTTCTCGCCGAGAAAAAGGTCAGCTTCAAGGTCGTAGACTTTCTGCTTCAGCCAGACTGTGAGGGTCTTATCCGCTACGGTGCCTGCAAGGAGCTGCTGAAAATCATCGGAGATTACGACGACAACGTTCTGTACGGCTACATTGGCCGTCCGGATTGCGCCAAGTTCCGAGATTTCAAAGCCATCCTGCAGGATTGTGCCGACAACAAGTGCGATATGATATGGAGTTGAGGGCTGGTTTCCAGCCCTCTCCCCTGCCCTGTTTACCAAGAAAGGAGAAAAACATGAGAAAAAAGAACGAACACAAGCCCCTGACCGTCAAGGAAATCGTCTTCGGTGCTAAGGAGATGATGAAGAGCGTTGCGCGAGCTGATGACGAGGTTCTCAATCTGCTGAATCAGTTTGAGCGGAATGCTTCCAGCATCCGTACCACTGCAGCGGATGAAGAGTTGGTCTATTCCAACTTCGACATCCATGTTGACTGCGTTCATGGCAGTAACGAAGGGTACTACGCTGACATCGTTTTGGATGGGCGATGGATGCCGTCTCAGAAGGCCGGTACGCGGGAGCGTATGGAAATCTATTCCGTCAGAACGATGGATGACAGCATGAGCGGATGCATGAAGGCCGCACAGTACGCCGCGTGCCTCGCATTTTTCGTCCAGAAGTTCATTGATAGCAATATGGACCGGTTCGCAGCATCCAATGACAATTTTGTGGATGCGCGATATGTGTCTATTTGGGATGGTGGGCGCACCGAATGTTCCTCCGAGTGTGTCGTTGACCTGCTCAAGCATGAAGTTGTCTCTATCACCCCCTGCGAGACCTTTGACGCAGCGGAAGTGGAAGTCCTCGACGCCGAGCGCGTCATCGTTCCCGATGCCTGTGCGGACAACGGATGGAGACTTTACCCCGTCTATGTGCGAGGTGAAGAGCCTTCCTCGCAGGAGGCAGACCGAAACACATACTTCCTTCGAGACTAATTTTTCAACACAAACAGGAGGGGCGGAAGCTCCTCCTGCTTTTCGAAAAATAAGTGTGCTGGAAAAGCGGCGTGGTCAAGGTAAAACCACCTTGCGCTCAAAGGGACCATAGTCTATAATAGCTTTAAGGAGGGGTGGACTGTGAATGTGCGAGAATACGCGAAAAGCGTTGGTTTCACTGTCGTTGGCAAGCTGAGAAGAATGCCAGATGTCCATTACGGTATGGACGATAATCGAAAATATCCCGTTTGGATTGATGAGGCCGGCAACGAGTATTGCGGCAGCTATAGTAAGGATGGCTGCTTTTGCATCATCACTTCCGACGGAAGTGTCATTTGAACCAAAAGAGGAGCCCACGGCTCCTCTTTTTTTGTGGGAAATCTTTACCTGCCCACAAAAACTTTTACAGCTACCCGTGCATCCTCTAAAGTTTTATGTGGGAAAGTCTGCAAATCCCACAGAAAAGTTGGGAGAAGTCGCTCAGTCGAAATAAGGGTTGAAAAGAAAAATCCCACACAAAACTTTGGATAGCCTTTCGCGCAAAAGGAATTGACAAAATAATGAAACGTGGTAGTATAGTAGTATAATTACGAAGATATTTTTATAAGGAGATTTATCTCCGTTTTTCAAGTCACATCATTTATAAAAGACAGTTATTCCTTCATGTGGAGTAACTGTCTTTTTCATATATATTACCTCTTAAATTTCGTGTGAGCATAAGTTTCCTGACCGTTTTGAGACGGAAGGCGGCTCAAGAAAGGAGAAAAAAATCATGGAAAGAGCTATCAACAGAGAGCAGGACAACTACCGCTTTGTCACGAGCGTGGAGAGCGAGCTTCTGCAGGAAGTTCAGGAGATGGAGCAGAACAGCCGCTGGCTGCCCGGTGTTCCATCCAAGAGCATCCACGTAGTACCGCTGGAGCCCATTGAGGTCACCATTGTGGTGCAGAAAATCGCTGACGACCCCATGTTGACCCGCAAGGTAACGCTGGATGCGGCGATGGAAGCCGCTGACCCCAGCATGGGTTCCCACTTCATTGTGACCAACGAGCCCAACGCATGGGTACTGCGCGACACCGCCATCGGTTCCCTGCATAACACCGCGAAGCTGTTCGGCTCCGCATTCTCCCGTATGACGCCCTACTGCTCCGCAGAGGTGCTGAATAACGGGCTTCGTGCGGCGCCGGATAAGAGCCTGACCCTTCTTCTGGAGCGTTATGGACGCATCGCGGCCCTGCATTCCGATAACGGCGGCGGCTACCGCGTTATGCCCATCTCCGAGCTTCTGACAGTAACCATCCGGAAGCTGAACGACAGGTTCGGTAAGGTGGAATTCCTCGGCGGAGAGAACAGCCACAGCGCCACGGTATGTATGTGGGCACTGCCTGACAAGCAGGATGAAATGCTGACTATCTATGAGGATGCACTGGACGCACACGGCATTACATCAGTTCATTCTATGAACATGATGCCGGTCGTCAAGTTCTTTTCCTCTGATACAGGCAATAGCTGCGCCACGGCAGTACCCTATTTCCAGAAGCCAGCCGGAAACTGTGTTCGCTTCACTGATGGCATTGCTGTCAAGCATACCAGAAGCAGCAACGGCAAGGACGGAGTTCCCGCCTTTGAGGAGGCGTTGGACGGTCTGTATGCACAGTTCATCGACATGACCGAGGCGCTGGACAAGTTGACCAGCGTGCAGGTCGAGCACCCTGAAAATGTGCTTATCGGCCTTGCAAACAAGCTGGGGCTACCTAAAAAGTATGCTGACGAGGCCCGAAAGGACCTTGCCAGACTGACTGCGGGTATGCCCTTTGTCCCCATGCACGACGTATATCTGTCCATGTCGGACATCCCCTTCTACGCCAAGGAAGCCGGTGCTTCCCAGACGACCATCACGAATCTGGAGGAGCAGGTGGCGAAAATCCTTCACATGGATAAGGAATGGGCAAAGTACGACGTTGGCGGCACCGTCGAATGGGGACGCCAGAGCTACACCTTCCAGCAGGCATCGTAAAGAAAGGAGAAAAAGAAATGAGCATTTATGCCAACAACGACTTTTCCTCTCAGGAGGTTTCCTCCTTCAAGTGTCTTTTTTCCAAGTTCTGCCGCCAGCAGATTAACGAGGAAAACTGCACGGACAACGACTGCGTTGACTGCTGTGTCAACGCGGCATATGAAAAGATGTTCGAGAAGGAGGGCGGCGCCGATGAGTAACATTTGCTTTGGCGACGCCGTTCTGAGCAGAGACGGGAGCGCAAAAGGGACCGTAGTTGGGCTTTCTGTCCGCTATTGTGCTGCGTGTGGGCGCGTCACTCCTTGCGCCAATGTGCGTTGGGAGGATGGTAAACTTACCAAGCCCTGCACACGTGGCACTATGAAGCTCGTAAAGCGAAGTGAGGAGGGAACTGTATGGCAACTGACCTGACCACAAGCAATGTGGCTCAGGCAGCAGCCACTCCACCATACCCCCGCTGCATCGCCGTCGATTTTGATGGTACGTTGTTCGTCACGGACTTCCCTCACATCGTCGAGCCGAAGTGGGACGTTATCAACCGCGCCAAGGCAGAGCAGGCTAAGGGTACTGTCCTCATTCTATGGACCTGCCGGCACGGAGAGCATCTTGAGGATGCTCTCCGCGCCTGCGCGGAAGTAGGCCTTAGTTTCGATTACGTCAACGAGGCAGAGCCTCTCCGAGTCGCCTTCTTTGGCGGCGACGGACGTAAAATCGGTGCGGACGAATACTGGGATGACCGTGCTGTCTGTATTGCATAAGACATAAGAAAGGAGAAACACATGAAAGTGAGCGAATATACCGCTGCTTTTGACGAGAAGTACGCGGCGGCTGATGCCGAACGTAAGCGGTTTCTCGCTGAGGGCAGAAAAAAGGAAGCAGACAACATCAAAATGCCGTTCTGGTATGATGAGGTTGTCGTTCCGATGGTGGAAAGCATCGCCACTATGAAGGGCAAAAAGCCTTATATCATCGGCCCTTGCGGGCTCGGTGCTAAAGTGTATATCACCCTTCATAGTCCCTTCGACGACGAGAGTTGCCGATTGTACGATTTCTCTGAAGCGGAGACACTCATGGTCGAGCCGGAGTTCGATTCCATTGAGGACGGACTCATTGCGACGTATCTTCGCTATGAGACTGGCGAGGTGGATACCACCTATCCTGAGGGTTCCCTCGGTGCTTATAACGGACTGAATCGCGTCACCAAAAGGCTCCCTGATGAGATTGACGAGGTTGCAAGGCTGTTTAAGCCTGTGGATTTTAAGCCTGTGCCCACCACCAAGTAAAGAAAGGAGAAAAATGAATATGGCTTCAGTTTTTGAAACTTTCGGGAACGGGGACACCCCCGTCCGCGTCGAGCGCGATGGTGTTATGCTTTACGTTCCGTTCCGCGAGCTGAGGGGCGGTGACAAGGTTTGCCACCGTCTTCCCGATAAGCGCGAGATGTCTTTCACTGTTGATGTAGATGGTGACGCACATCTCTGCGACGATACTGACAATGGCGAGGAGCTGTATGTTGTCTACGACGAAAATGGTGATGGATACTACGCGGATATGATTACGAGAGTCACGAAGGTCATCAACGCGGTGGACCGAGATGGGCTGAATGTGGATATCACCACAATGGTGTTTTCCATCCCCTACGAGGATTTCGACCTCGAAAGGGCCATTCGTGACGCCGCTGTCGAATTCTGCCACACGAAGGACGGCTTGGATATGTACGAGCACAACTGTGGAGAATTCAACTACGGCGACTTCCTCAACGTCCCCGACGAAATCTGCACGAGGCACGGCTTCGAGCTGATGAGCTTCACGTATGGCGTGTCTGAAGTCGTTGACTTCAATACCACGCTGGTCTTTTCCGACGACGTCTATGACGCCGACGAGGACGATGAGGACGGTGATGGCCAGTGAAAGTCGTATATCTGCTGTTTCACAAGGACAGTAAACGTCCCACAATGGTTTCCTTCACTCCCAACGGCATGAAGCGTCATATCACAAAGATGATTCGCACGGGCTCTATGGAATACTGTGCAGGCACCAAAGCAGCACAAATCCGTCGCCTCCGCGATGATTTTATGAGCACCGACCCCATCAGTACCGTAAATAAGCGGTTTAAGAACAAGTGGAGCATTGAAGCGTATATGGAGGGTGCGGTGCGGCGTTAGCCGCACCCTACCCTCACCCATAGAAAGGAGAAAACGAAAAATGTATTTTGAGTGCAATCTCCCCACGGCGGTTCCCATGTGGATGGACCCGCGTGCTGCAATCCCGTTCATCAACACCATGGCTGCCATCCGGCAGCGCATGGAGGTATTGGAGGCGGCGAAGGACCTCTGCGTCGCTGCTCTGTTGCCGGTTGAGTCGTTCGCGGAAACCGCAGCGGAGGTGTTCAAGAGGATGCAGGCAAAAAATGGCGACTTTGACGCTTTGACGCCGGAGGAGCTGCGCGATGCCGTTCTCTTCGAGAGCAATCTCTACGGCAAAACGAAGCCTCTGCCCCAGCCCCGTATGGAGTGGCCCAACGCGGAGACCGTCGTTGACTGCCGCTTTGTTTCCACCCATGAATGGGAGGCTATCCGTCATCTCGGCATTGGCGGTTCTGATGCGGCTGTGATTATGGGCTCGTCCCACTATCGCACGCAGACGGAGTTGTACCACGACAAGGTTGGAAATCCCAACCTGAAACGGGAGGATAGCAACAGCTCCGTGTTTGTTCGTGGTCACTTCTTGGAAGATGTAGTCGTGAATACGTTTTGTGCGCTTACCGGCGCCAAGCGCATCCCCGAATACAGAATGTTCCGCAGTAAGGAGTTTCCTTGTGTTACGGCGAACATTGACGCCATCGTGGAGCTGAACAACGAGTTGTTCGTCTTCGAAGCGAAAACGACCAAGGAGCAGAACTTCGCGGCGTGGGTCAACAACAAAGTCCCGCCCCAGTATATCCCCCAGATGCGGCAGTATCCCGCTGTTTTGAACGACGAGCGCATCAAGGGTACGTTTATCGGCGCCATCCTGACGCACGATTACGAGGCTGGAGACCTGTATATGGGCTCCTCCTATGACCTGTCTGAGTTCAAGCGGCGGTTTATGCCCCGTGATGCGGAAGCAGAGCACGACCAGCTTGAGGCTGAGGCAGACTGGTGGGAAACTTACGTTGAGAACAACAGCGTTCCCCAGTATACCGGCGACATGGAGAAGGAAATTCAGGTGCTCAACGGACTGGCCTCCGGGCTGGCTTCCACTGCTGGAAAGACCACCGTTACGCGCACGCTTCCCGATGACCTCGCCGGTAAGGTCTCTGAATGGCTGGAGCTGTCTGAGCAGTCTTCCCTGCTGGATAAGCAGAAAAAGGCTCTTGACGAAAAGCGAAAGTCTGCGTCCTTGCCTCTTATTGAGGCACTGGGTCCCGACATGGATACAGGACTCATCACCATCAACGACGAGACATACGAGGTCAAGAACATTCCTCGTAAGGGCACGGAGATTAAGCGTGATGTTCTGGATTCGCTCATTGACACGCTCTACGGAACAAACCCCGATTTGGCGGAAAAGTTCCGCGACTGTATCGTGGACATCCCGTGTAAAACGCGGACGTTCAGCATTAAGAAGAGCAAGATGAATCCCGCATAATCCCATTCAGGTAAAGTAGTTTTTTCAAAAGAAATAAATTATAAAGGAGGCCGGCGACATGGCAACTATAATCCCATTCGCCGCCTCCCCTGAAGGGAGCGCGTGCGTGATGAGCAAGAATCTTGAAACAATCACCTGCGTTCCTATCTATCGACTGTACGAAAAGGATGGCTGGAAGGTCATTAAGTGCCAGAACACACAAACAGACGTTACCTTTGTCGCCACCGGCGATGGTCTGCCCTATGCGGAGGACCGTAACGTAAACCGGAACACGGTCATTACAATGACCGGATACTGGTCTGTAGGAAGTAAGTACGGCTCATCCTTCAAGGTCGAATCCTTTGAGTATCAGTTTAAGAAAACCAAGGACGCCACAATATCGTACCTATCGAGCCTGCGCTGCGGGTTCGGTCCCGCTGCTTCCGAGGCAGTATGGAAGACCTTCGGGGATATGACGTGGGATATACTGGACACCCAACCTGAACGGCTGATTGGTGTAAAGTATGGACGGCGCACTGTATCCAAGAAGATGGTCAACAGACTGAAGGTGGCTCTGAGCGAGACGAAGAAAGAGCGCGAAGTCACAAGGCTTCTTCGCAATGCGAACCTCTCTCTTCGAAAGGTACAAACACTACTCAAGGCGTTCCCAGACGAGGATGTGGTGGAAATCCTGAAGCACGACACTTACCGTGTCTGCGAGGTAAAGGGGTTTTCCTTCGATATGGTAGACAGCTTCGCTCTGGAACAGGGCGTCGCTATCGACAATCCGGCTCGTCTACGGGAGGCACTGCGATACACTTTGGACTTGGCGGCTTCCGCCGGTCATATGTGTGTCCCCGTGTCTGAATTGCCTTCCTTGATGGCAAGGGTGGCCAATAAAAATGTTCGAAGCAAAGGCATCACTGAGGAGGTCTGTAAAAAGGCCATCAACAGTGGATGCCAGCGCAAGGACATTCGCATGGCCGGACCCATGCTCTACTCCGCCAGCCGCTTTGAGCAGGAATACGGCATCAGCCGCCACATCAAACGGCTCATGCGGAGTCATAAGCCCATCTCCACGGAGCGCATCAACAGGGCACTGAAGGAGTATCAGGAGGACAACGACATCACCCTCGCTGAAAAGCAGAAAGAGGCCGTGATAAACTGTTTCCAGAACCCTGTAAGCATCATTACCGGTGGACCGGGTACAGGCAAAACGACTGTCACAAAAGCCGTTTTGTATGTGCATAAGGCTATTTACGGAGAGGATAACTCCCTCCCCTGTCTGCTGGCACCCACAGGCCGCGCTGCACGCCGTATGACGGAGCAGACCGGCGTAGAGGCATCTACCATTCACTCTGCTATTGGGTTGCGTGGCGATGACTGTGTGGGCGGCACAGATTGTGACGGACCACTGTTTGGGAACATCTTTATCATTGACGAGTGTTCCATGATGGATTCTTTTGTAGCATATAATCTGCTGCAGAAGATTCCGGGCAGAACACAGGTTGTCTTTGTTGGAGACCCTGAGCAGTTGCCCTCCGTCGGCGCCGGTAATGTCCTGTACGAAATGATTCGCAGCGGCGTGGTGCCTATCACAAAGCTGGACGTTATCTATCGTCAGGCCAAAGGAAACCCCATCGTGGAGAACGCACAGAAGATGCAAATGGGGGATGTGAACCTGCGTTTTGCGAGAAAACAGTTTATGTTCATGGAAGATAACACCGGAGACCCCGCCGTTATTGAGAACGCTGTATGCGAACTCTACCAGCGGGCTATTCTGTCAAAAGGTGCTTCCAATGTAGCCCTTCTTTGCCCCTATCGGCACAAGAGTGCATTGAATGTAAACCGATTCAACAAGCTGCTGCAGGAACGTATCAATCCCCAAAGTCCTACAAAGAACTTTGCAATCTTCAATAACAAGTTGTTCCGTGAGGGCGACAGAGTGATGCAGACGAAAAACACCGATTTTGCCAAGAATGGCGACATCGGCGTGATTCACTCCATCTCCTTTGAATCCGCCAAGGACGACCCGACAAAAAAGGTAGACGTCGTGACGATTGAGTTTAACGACGACGGACATCAGCTCCGTTACGATGCAGAGCAGATGGAAAACATTGACTTGGCCTACTGTACTACAGTACACAAGAGCCAAGGAAGTGAATATTCCATCGTTATCATGGTCGTATCTCCCGAACACAAAGCCATGCTGCGTCGGAATCTGGTATATACTGGCATTACCCGCGCAAAGGACTGTGTTATCATGGTCGGAAAAGCCGAAGCCTTAAAAAAGGCTATCCTGAACAACAAAACCGACAAGCGTTATACGCTGCTTGGCGACTGGCTCTACACTGAGTTGCACGAGTCTGACGCTGACACAAACAAAAAGCAGGGTGCATAGCACCCTGCTTTTTCTCATTTACAATTATTCAGGTGTTAATGATGGCAAATACCTCATCGGGTTTCACCGTGCGAAGCATATCTTCCGGCAGCCCGTATGTACGATAAGCCCGCTCGATGTTCCTCCTGTGTTCCTCCTGTGTTATGGGCGGACGCTGCTGAAGCTCTCGCATAACGGAGAGCACCTTCATGCTAAGTCCATGCCCAAGACCCACCTGCCTGAAGCCCTTTACCTCACCATACTTCGTGTCCACAGACATGACGAGAAGGCCAAGTCCGTCACCGTCATCGAGTTGTATGTCAAAGGAGGGCAGCGAGGCATCTATACGCGGCTCAAATGGTGTATCCATCCACGGCCCGCCTCCGAAGGAGAACAAGAAGAATGGTGTATCCATGACCACAGTGAAAGCCGCCAGTAAATCTCCGTATATAAAGGCGTCGTTCTCTTCCTTTCTCATTTCAGGGAAGCCGACAACGAGCTTCCATCCTACCGAGGAATCAAAGGACATCCGAATCATAATCTCGTTGGTGGCGAGCTCTTTTATCTTATCGCCAACCGAAATACGCTCATAATGGCCCATACAAAAGCCCCCTCTCTATCGTGCTATAAAGTATATCAGAAGAATTTCACACGTGCAATAACCACAGGGAAAATCCTCATTTTTTCTCGCCTTGTCCTGTTGACAAAATAATGAAACGTGGTAGTATAGTAGTATAATTACGAAGATATTTTTATAAGGAGATTTATCTCCGTTTCAAGACACCATCATTTATCAAAGACAGTTATCCTTTTTGAAGGATAGCTGTCTTTTTTAATATAAAAAACTACATCAATAACCAAATCCCAACCTCACAAAAAACAAAACATTTTTGGGATTTGGTCCGCCTTCGTGCGGAAGAAAGGAGAAAATTATGTCTTATCAGAACAACAACGGTGGTATGCAGCAGGCTCCTCAGTATGGGTATCCTCAGGCGCAGGGCCAGTACCCTCCGGCACAGCCCCAGTACGGTGCGCCTCAGGGTCAGCCCGCCTATGGCTACCCTCAGCAGCAGATGCAGGGTTATCCCCAGCAGGGAGTCTATCCCCAGCAGCAGGGTCAGCCCGCTCCTGCGCCTCAGCAGCCGGCTGCACCGCAGAACGGCCAGCAGCAGGGCCGGAAGTTCTACACGACCGCCCACTTCATCAGTGCCGTGAACAGCAACGGCGAGCCCTATATCTATACCGATATTGAGGGTGCTGTCACTCGCTGCTCCGGTCTGAAGCACACGGCGGAGGGCAAGGCCTACGTCAACTTCTCCATCCCCATCCAGAATAGGAAGAGCAATCTGGACTATGCGTTTGGCGAGGGGACTCTCGTGGAGAACGAGAAGAACGTCGTGTGGGCCAACTGCACCATGTGGGAGAAGACCGCCGAGCGGTTCATGCGTATGGTGACGGCGGAAAACGGCAACTACGCCAATCCTGTGCTGTGGCTGTCCGGTTCCGCGAAGATTCAGCAGTATACGCGCAAGGATGGTACTCCCGGCAGAAGCCTGAGCATCTCTGTCAGCGACTTCCACTTCATCCGCAACCGGAGCGGTTCCTGCATGGACCCCAATGCCCAGCAGCAGGCTCCTCAGGGCTACCAGTCTTCCTTCGGCGCCCCCGCTGCCAATGGTGCCCCTGCGTATCCGCAGTCCGCGCCGCAGCAGGCTCCTCAGGGCGGCTATCCTCCCCAGCAGGCTATGCCTCAGCAGGGTCAGCCCGCCCCCATGCCTCAGCAGCAGGGTCAGCCGAACATGACGTACGGCCAGCCCGCTCCCAACGGCTTCTATGAGCTGAACGATGTGGATGACAGCGACCTGCCGTTCTAAGCCATCTGATTTCCCCGCAAAAAATTTCTGTAAGGCAAGTGAAGGGTGGGGTCTCGAATCGTATCGAGACCCCACTTTTCGCCTAAAGGCTTTTTTAAGAAAGGAGAAATGGATATGAGACTTACAAGTGAAGAACATCAGAAACTGAGAAGTAATCTTCAGAAAATCGAAGACTACATCGTGTCTGAGATTTGCCCCCATATGTGCGGCACAAGCGTGACGGTAGATTTCGGCGAAGAGAAGAGGTACTGCGGTGATAAAAATGGGATTGAGAACAAATACCATATCACGGTCACGGATAAATCCGTCAGTGGCCGAACCGGATACCTTGGGCTCGCCATTGTCAAAAAGGACAACGACAGCGGCTCCTCTTTCGATACCTACGTTGAAGCGGGTATGGCGCTGCTGCGCGAGTGGCCGCGCATTAAGGAGGCACTGCGAGCGCATCTTGTCAAGGTTAGCTTGAACAAAAGCGTTCTCGACACATTCGCCGTTTGAAGGAAAGGAGTTTTAAGGTATGGACCTGAAATTTGCGCTTGATACAGTTAAACGTGACTGGCCCGCTGAATGTGTTGACGTGCGCTTTACTTTTGAGCGCATGGACAACTCCTACGCCACTGTCACGGCGGATGCCAAGGCACTCTATAAGGACTGGTTCTCCGACTGCAGGATGTGCCCTGAGAACGGAGAGTATGTCCACGGTGTCACCATCGGCACGCCCGACGGCAAGGTCTATCTGGTAGATAACATTGAACTGACCTTCGAAGAGCTGATGGAGGCACTGAAGACGTTTTTCTTCAAGTGGCCTTCCGTCGCTGACCTCAGCGACGATGGCGTTTTCCGTTGCTGTATCTGCGGAGAGGAGCTGGTGTGTAACGATGCCGGCGAAATGCCCTCTCTTTGCCCAAACTGTGGCGTGATGGTGGAATACCCGACGCCATGTATCGAGATGGAGGGGGTGTGAGGCATGGGTAGTTTCTCTTGGCTGTTTGCCGACACGAACAACACCAAAAACCTCCGCGCTAACCGCAGGGGTTACGTTGCGTGTCCCGACGGGACATTCATCTGCGAGCCGAGCTATGAAACCTACGGTATCTTCGACGGCAAGGATATCTACGACTTGGTCGTAGATTGGAACCGTAAGTTTATCGCCGAAAACCCTGACCACCTGCTACCCCACGTCCACTGCTGGACGAAAGATGGTGCTTTGGTGAGAACGACCTATCGGCTGAAGGATTTCCCATGGTATCCTATCGTCGCCGACCTGTCGATTCCCTTCGAAGACCTCCATGATGCGCTCATTGCACATCTCAAGAAGGAGCTTGGCGATAAGTTCGCGCCCTACAGAACGGAAATCCGCAACATCGGCATTGACATTGCGTGCTATGACGAGGATAACGCCTCTCTCCCCTATCCCATCAAGATTACCAGCAAGAAGACAGGTATTTGCTATGAGGAACTTCCTCCGAGTAAAAGGGACCCTGAACAGGGACTCTGCGAGTACCGTCCGAGGTATGTATGATGGCCGGACGTCCTAAGAGCATTGTCACGCAAGCAATGGTCACGTCGGTGAAGAAGCGGCTGAAGGGTGCGAAAAAAGGCTGCACAGTATCCGTTTCCGAGGGTACGTGGCTGCACTTTGGCTCAGTTGGTATCACTCTTCACAAGGTTGGTGAGCTTAATCTCACAAGGACGAAGCACGTCAACCGGTGGCAGGAAAAAACAATAAAGCAAATCAATGAAGAACTCCACAATTCACCGTGGAGACCGTAATTGCGGTGGAGGACGACATGGAAAAGACCTACATTCCAAGCGAAGAAGTAAAATCAATGGTCGTCCGCCTTCAGCGGTCCGGTGCTGCCTCCGGCAGCACTGAACTGCTGGCCGCAGCGGAGATGCTTTCTTCCCTGCTTCGTGAACGTGAACTCGCCGTACATTGCATTGATGAGGTGTTTAAGGCGGTTGCTGAGTTGCCACAGCACCCTGCTGACGCATACTTCAGTATTCTGCGCTTTCGCAAAGAAACAGGACGCCACAAAACGCTCATTTGAAAGGAGAACCTACAGATGTATAACCCCTGTCACAACTGCCCGCGCCCTAATGTGGTGCGTGTAAATGAGGGCGGAAAGCCATTCTTCCCTGAGAAGAACGAGGACTACTACGACCCTCTTGTTTGTCCGCAGATGTGTACCTGTGGAGCGACCCGTGAGAAGGCAGAGCTGCTGGAGCAGAAACTCCACACCGTCAGCCGCACCTGAAAGGTCGCAAAAAAAGAAAGGAGAAACGAATCATGGGCAAAGGTAATGTTTCTGTTCATGGACCTTACGAGGCCGTCTACTACATTTCCAACAGCTTCCTTCATGTCTATCGAGAGGATGAGCCCTATAAAGAGGAACCGGAAGTTCGTCTGCTGAACGACATCCCCTGCTTTGAACTGGACACCTGCCGGTGGCTATTCGATGAGGAGGGCTCTATGAACGAGGAGGCCGATGTGTTGGAGTGTATCGTTGATACACTGGGACACCGCTTCCGCAGCATGACGCCTGTGTTGGGCGAAAAGTGGGTTTCCAGAACACAGCGGGTGATTATGGAAAACGAGCTTTTCGCCATCGCGGTCGAGGACAACGAGAACTCTCTTGCCGTTGAACTTCTTCAGAAGGAAGTAAAGTATGACGAAAGAATTCTCGGCTTCCAGAAACGGCATTTCGAGCGTTATAGAGACGCTTTGAGGGATGCTATGCTGGAGAGAGTCCCCGAAATCAGCTTCCCGACAAGCGCATGGACTTCCGGTACTATCAGGGCTGAGGACTTCATCAAGAAAGGAGAATAACTATGGGTTACAACTACCCCCCTGAATTCGAGAGGATTCAAAAGCTGCACGAGCGTGCTGAAGCTGCGTTGATAGCTATTTCCGGACAGTTTGAAAAGGGAGCTTGTCACGATGACGTCTGCCAAGCTGCCCTCGATGACTATGACGCCTTCTCCCGCACTGTCGAGCAGTCTAACAATGGCGACCCCGACAGATTGGAAGACTTCATTAAATGGGCAGCAGCTCAGGCGCTCGCAAAGTACACGGCGCACGGCGGGGACTACCGCCCTACGGTAGAGGACCCTGCCGGCACAACTCCCGATAAGGAGTATGAGTCTAAGGCCATCGCGTTCATTGGCGCACTTGTCAGTACGGGACGCAAAGGCATCAGAGAACTTGTGCTGTGGCTGCTGGAGAAGACGGATTTCTTCACGGCGCCCGCAAGTGCTAAGTATCACTCAAGCTACTGCGGCGGGCTTCTGGACCACTCAGTCAACGTATTTATGCGTCTGAACGACACATACTTCACGGAAATTGAGCGGAATGGAAAGACGCTTTCCGAGGGGGAGAGGAAGATGGTCAATGATAGCATTGCCATCTCCGCACTTCTTCACGATATCTGCAAGGCCGATTTCTATAAATGGGACAGCAGAAATGTGAAGGACCCCAAAACCGGACAGTGGAAGAAGGTGCCTTGGATTTCCTATGACGAGAAGCTCCCGTTCGGCAGCCACGGCGATAAATCTGTGTTTCTTGCAGAACGCTATATTCGCCTGACGATGCCGGAGGCTTTTGCAATCCGTTTCCACATGGGAGAGTATTCCACAGATAAGAATACCTCAGCGGCCTTTACGCGCTATCCTCTGGCTTTTCTTCTGCATCGCGCAGATGAAACAGCTACATATATCGACGAGAACCTGCTTCTGCAGGGTATCTCCGACGACGGAGGAAATGTGTAATGGCCGGGTATTCCGGCTACTCGATGAGCAACAACGCTGTGGATGCTTATGAATCTGGCGAAAAACCGCGCTCCAAGTGGACCAAAGCAGCCATACTGAACGCAATCGAGGCCGAGGTTTTGAACGGAACTCTGTCTCTTCAGTGCAGCATTGAAAAGCTCAAGCAAGCCCCGCTTACTTTCTTGAGGACAAAGGTGCTGCAGTATGCGTCATGGCACCATACGAGCAAGTATTTCAACGGAACCGACTTCTACTCTTTAGATATTGATTATCTTGCTTCTCTTACAGACAAGAGAATCAATGAGGACGTTGAAAAATGCGGGAAGGAACAGTCTCAGGTGAAGAACAACCGAACCGTTCCTGAAAGATGGCTTTGTTCTTTCTTGGTGTGGGGCGGAACTCGAAACCATCCGAGTTCAAAACGATACGTTGAAGAAGGCATTATTATCGGCGATTTTTTCCATAGAGCAGATGGCAGTCGAAAGAAGGTCTCTGCAAATGGCTTTCAACGCATCAAACGTTTGGATGAGACGGAGGACGAGTCAATTTAGAACCACAAAATACAAAAAAAAGACCACCTTACGGTGGTCTTTTTTTACGTGGACGGCTTTTTGCTGGAAACGGGAACATCCTCTACCCCTGCAACCTTTTTCATGTTGCTCCATTTGTGTTCGCTTTCTCCTATGAGTTTTGCGATTGTGTTCCATGTTGGCGTTCCTTGAGTGCGTTGCTGATTGTATTGATTGCCCGTTGACGGCTTAATTCTCTTGTATTCCTTTTTGAATAGTTCCAGCCACTTCTTTTTGTCTATTTTCTTGCTGGATAACAGGTCATATCGCCAGTTATCGGGAACACAGTCAGGAAATGTTTCTTTAATCCAAAGCCGCCAATTCATCTTCACAACATTATTGAATGTCTCCGGCGAAGGCAACTCAGGGGTGCCAAGGAGGTCTTCCCTGCTTGGGATACGTCCATTTTGAATAATGAACCCTTCGACACGCTGACGAATAAGCTCTTTTGTCCAAAATGTTCGTCTAAACACATGAGGTCTTTTCCTCCCTGCGAAGGACACCCTATCGTCCGTTATGCACAAATTAGTTTCTATAACTCTCAGTGGATTGTCACCACGCTTGTTGTACCTCGGCAGCTCCAAGAGGTCGATAAGGGCTATCCATGACACAACGCCAAATCGTGCGGCTAAGGACTCCCAGTATGGGATAGTTTTACTTTTCTTTGAGTTGAACTCGTGCTGCGTTGCAGGCCTTATTCTGTAATACTCTTTTATAAAAGCATCCTTTACTTCATCCACATCGTCATACGCCTTTCCACCATAAATTAAATCTGTGGAAGATTTTTTTGTATGACAAGGATATCTTTCCAATAGCCATTTGAAAGATGTCTTACCAAACGAGTTCTTAAAAACGTCCGCAGATGGAAGTGAATGGTTTTCAAGGAAACTTTGTCTCGTTAGAGGTTTACCCTCACTGTTTGCGAGGTAGCTCTCAACAGAAGCAATTATACCGAGCTGCTTCCACGTAAGGGACTGGTTATTTTGCTTGATTTCCTCCAATTTTTTCAAAGCAAGGCAGAGGTCGTCGCTCATAGAACATGAGTTAGAATTGTTCTTGAAATAATCAAGAATTACGTCAAATGCTTCGTTTTGTAGGAGGTAGAGTTTGGTTTTCACGAAAACACGCTCCTCGGAATACCAGCCTCAGAGTTTTTTCATCTTCACAACACCATCGGCATAGTGTTGGAAAGGAGAAAAAACGACCCTTTTGCTGGAATTGGATTTTAGTTTTTAGAAAAGCAAACGCGCCTCAGAAGAGGCGCGTTTCTAATTTTTATGCGCCTTTCCTTTTGAGAATTTTACTATCTTTCTCAGTATGGAAAGTGTAGTAAACCTCAACACGTCCGTTGTGATGCAAAATAACCTTCTCAACACAATCACGAACAAGAGTTTGGCGCTCCATAGGAGTAAGATGGGGCCAGAGGTCTCCAATAGTCTGAATTTTCTCACGGACGTAGTTGATGTGCTCTTCCTTGAGTTTCTGCGTTTCCTCGCTTGCAAGCTGTCTCTGCAATACGTGGAGCTGTCCTCGCACATCCTCAATGCGCTCGTACACCATGGGGTCTCCGATGTCGGCATAGAGCCCATATAGGCGCCTGAGAGACTCCTTCAGCTCATCTATCCGGTTCGTCAGGATTTCTGCTGCACTTGCAGGCACGTGGGTGTCGTCAAAATCGTCGAGAGAAATGTCAGTACCAATGTCAAAAAGTTTTGAGATAACAACCTTCTCAAGTTCATCTGCGCGAACGCCCTTGTTTGGACAATCGGGGTCCTTAACCATGTTCTTTTTACACGTGTGCGAGTAGCAGACGATACGGATATACTTCCCCCACTTCATGTACCGCATTCTGGCGCCACAATCTCCGCAGAAAACAAGCCCGGTAAGAAGATAATATTTATTGTTGCCGCAGACTGCGAGGTTTTCCTTCCCACGGCGTTCCATTTCTGCAGCCACGAGCATGAACCGCTCTTCATCAATCAAAGGCTCGTGGAAACCCTTGTAGTCTTTGCCTTTGTAGTTGATGTAGCCGCAATATGTGCGCTTGGTGAGAATATTCCTCACGAGCTGTTCGCTACTTAGTCCGAGCATATCCGCAATTTTCTGGCAACTATAGCCCTTGATGTAGAGGTCGTAAGCCTGTGGCACTTTTGGCGCGTCAGCATTTGGGATAAGGGATTTGCTTGTCTTGTCATAATCATAGCCAAACGGAACGTTTCCGCCGCCACGCCAATACCCCGCGCTTACACGACCCATCATTCCAATACGGGTTCGCATATAGATATTCTCGCGTTCCAACTGGGCGAAGACGCTCAAAATACCTATCATCGCTCGTCCATATGGAGTGGTAGTGTCAAGGGCCTCGGAAATGCTTACAAAATCCACTTCGTTCGGAAGAAACACATCCTCAATTAAATAAAGAGTATCCTTCTGACTTCTGGAGAGACGGTCCAGCTTGAAGACGACAACCGCCTTCAGCTTCCCTTCCATCGCATCGGATATCATTTCCTGCATTGCCGGTCGATTTAAGTTGCTGCCGCTGAATCCGGGGTCCGTGTAGAATTTCGCGTTCTCCCAGCCTTTTACGGTACAAAAGGCCTGCAATTTGGCTGTTTGGTCAGGTATAGAATATCCCTGCTCCGCCTGTGCATCGGTAGATACACGAACATAACAGCCGACGACTTTTTCTGGAGACGTATCTTCCATCAGGTCCTTTAACCCCAAAAGAGACTTGCTTTCTTTCTTGCTTTTCGTGTTACTTGTTGAGTTTCTTGGTTTTTTTATTGTGTTTTTTGTTGAGTTATTTTTTGCGTTTTCTTCTTTTGTTGTTTTCTTCTTTCTTTCTGTAGGCATAAGTCCCCTTTCCTATAAGTTACGCCCTCTGCAAAGACGTTCACCTATATTATACAACCCACATAAAAAAATGACAAGTCGTAAGTTCTTGGGAAAAATGCCCATCAGGGAGTATCCTGATGGGCATTTGCGGCGTCTTCAAGCCGCTTCCAAGTCCTCCTGAAGAATGATTGCAGTAAAGAGTCGCTGTAAACCATTCCGGCAAAGGATTCTCGTTCTTCATACTCCCCATCAACAGTTATATATCTGCTCGTTTCTAACTTGGGGTCTATGGTTTCAACGGGACGTGCCATTTTTATCATTTCCTTTCAGAACTGGGATATGTAAGATTGGATGCGCCGCCGCACAACCAACCTCAAATATCCTTCAGCATCAGCGGCCAGCGGTTAAACCGGAGTAAAATACGCTATGACGACGTTTTGCCAGCCGTTGTAACAGGTGTAAAGGGTAATTCCTCCACTGTTGTTGTACGCAACATCGTTTCCGTCATTATCAGTCAGTTCCGTGCCTTCATTGTGCCCATACTCCACCCCAGTACAAACATATTCTGTTCGACTGTTTCCGTAATCCATATATCCCACCGCACCAACCGCGCAGTTGGCTATGGCAGAAAAGCCCTGATAGTTGTGGTCTGCAATGAGATACTGGCTCCCATACGCACTGTAGCCGGCACTATCGGCAGCGTCACAAATTGCCTGTCCGTACTCGAAAGAATCGCTTCCAAGCACATAGGTGAAACAAGCGACATCTATTCCAATAGAAGGGATAGACCAACGCCCAACGGCACCTCGCTGTTCGACAGCGTAAACGGCACACCTATTCTGCGAGTGCCCTGCGCTGCCGCAATAGCTGCAGGCTGCTGCGGTTTCCGGTGCGGGCTCAGGCACGGGGGTCGCCACAGAGGGTTCGCCCGCAGGGGTAGGAGTCTCCCCCGGAGGCGTGTCTGAGTCCACTTCACTTACAACATTTTCTTTTGTGAACCACTCAGGAGGCCGGTATTTATCTTCCTCAGCAACGGCGTCAGCGGACACAGAGAGGTCATCAGTAAAGTAATCGAAAGGCACCGAAGCCTCTGCACAAGCCATATGTAAAGATGATGCACTTACCAGCAAAAAGGCAGCCAGCGTAACAGCGCGGCGGGAAATCTTCTTTGTTTTCATTAAAACTGCACCCCCTTTAAGCAGGCTGGAATGTCACAAGGGCAACATTGAAGTTGTGGTCGAGACAGGTATACAGCGTCAGACCATTGGGATTGAAGTAGGATGTGTAGACACTGTCGCCATCGGCACCAGTGAGATAACCACTGGGGTTACGACCATGCTGGATGCCGGTACAAACATAGGTCAAGACAGAGTCGCCTATGTCGATGTAGGCGTAAGTGCCCTCGGCACAGTTGTTGATGGCGGAGAAGCCCTGATTATTATGGTCGCCAATAACGGTCTGGCCGAGATAGACGATTTGTGCGGCGCTGTCCCATGCATCTGTAACGGCCTGCGCGTAGTTATCGCCTTCGGTGGTGTGCTGCAGAGAGTACCAAGTGACGTCGTAAACAGCCACGTCAACACCGACAGAGGGAATCCGGAGCCGTCCAATGGCGCCATTGTCCACGGCACGGACGGCACAGTAGTCTTTGGTGTGTTCTGCGCTGCCGCAGTAGGAACAGGTGGTTGGAGTTTCCTGAACAGGCTCTTCGGAGGGAGTCGCTTCAACGACGACAGCATCGTCTGCCTGAGGCTCGTCCTCTACGGGAGTTTCAGTGCTTCCATGCTCATCGGATGTCTCGTTTGCTTCGGGAGTCTGAGCATCAGAATTTGCGTCCTTTTCCTCGTTCTGCGCGGCTTCTGCTACTGCCAAAGGCGGAGAGCTTTCACGTGATGCGAAAGCAGGCAGCATGGAGATGGCAAAGAGACCACCGATAAAGGCCAGAATGATAACGGTGAAGAGTGCCCACCGAGGGATTTTGAATTTCGTTTTCATGGTTTTGTCCTTTCTTAGAGTAGAGTGGGTGTCTGGCGCTTATACCGGCGTCCAGTAAGTGATGTAAATGTTGGTCCAGTGGTCAAGGCAGGTGTAGCAAATCACGGTGCCGGAAGAATAGTTGCTGTAGCTCATTATGTTTCCATTTCCATCGAGCATCTTTTCGCCGGTATTGTGTCCGTATTCAACCTGATAGCACTCGTAGTAAGTTGCACCATCACCAAAATCCATGTAGGCTTTTGCGCCAACAGAAATATTGGAAAGTCCACAGAAACCTTGGTTATTGTGGTCCGCAAGAACACCAACGCCGCCGCAAGTCAAGAAAGCTGCACTGTCGGAACTGTCAGTAATTTCCTGAACATAGGATTGGTCTGCATCCCAGTTACACGAGTAGGCCGCTACATTACAGCCAACAGACGGAATCACCCAGCGCCCATAGGCTCCATTGGCAATAGACCTCTTTGCACAGATTGAGGAACTGTGGCTCTCAGAGCCGCAATAGGAACAGACAGCCGGAACAACCTCCTGTACTTCTTCAACGGCGTTGGGGTCATCCTCGGAGTTCTCTGCTTCCGTGATGTCGGAAAGCGGGTCGAGGATTCCTTCCTTCAGCATCAAAACATCTTGCTGTGCTTCTTCTGACAGCTTGGTGTCGTCCATCTGGGCGGCAACCTCTGCTGCAGGAAGTGATTCGTAGTTCGAGCGTTCTTCGGCCTGTGCGAGTGTCACGTTGGTGGAGAGAAAGTAGAAAACGGATACTGCGACGAACAGGAACGTAAAAAGTGCAGTCTTGAAAACCCCCCATTTTACGTGCTTTTTGCTTGTGTTTTCCAAAAATTCTCATCCCCTTTCTGAGCATAAAAAAGCGGAAGGACAGTCTGTGTTAGACTGTCCTTCCTTATAATTCTATACTACTATAATTCGATATTTTGTCAAGTTCTTGGAACGAACAAATTTGCGGAACCGTCGAAAGCCCTGCAATCACTCACTGCACGAGGTCGAAGTAGGCAAGGAAAATACCGCTCCCTCCACCGTAGCAGGTCTTACAGATGAACTCGCCACCGGATGTTGCTCAGATTTTCCACTTGCCGTCCACCACTTTCAGAAACAATATGTTATGGGGTACACAACCTTGTTATTTCAGGGTATTACACACCATAGCCTTTTTTATGCGGTATACAACCCTGTTGTTTCAGAGCCATATATGCCGCTGCCGCAGTTATTCTGTGATACACAACCCTGTCGTTTCAGGGTTCTATATACCCGACACAGGCATATTCAGTTCCCCAAAGGTGCCGGTATCATCTCTCACATGATTACCAGCCAACAGAGTATTCCTGCTTCCACGACGACCATGCATCTCCACAGGCGTTAATTCCGGTTATACCATCCGTACTCGTTTTTAATAGATTTCAAAAGACCAAGTAGGATATTCAGCCTTGAGCAGCTTCCACTTGAGGTTGAAATCCTTTGTAGTTCGATACTTCTGCGTTGTGGTATCGAAGGGCTTCACGTCCTCTACCACACACTTGCCGTCGCGCACATAGACGGCGTCGGCTTTGTAAGTAATACCGGAGACCTTCTGACCACGATACTCGAACTCGGTAATGATGGTCAAAGGCACCTGCCGGCGAAGGTCGTGGATATGTCCGCCGCGCTCCAGAATCTGAAGCTCTTTCCAGCGGTGGTACTCCTTCTTACTGTCATAGACAGCGATAGGGAGTTCACCACTATTGCGGGGCTTACCGAAAAATGCCAGCCCATCGGCGTATTCATAAACCTTTACGTTCCTATATTTTGCGGCCTTATTCGCCTTGGAGCGATGTTCGCGTGTGTTGTTTGCACCGTGAACACGGAGGCGGGGGTTTTTCTTCATCATTGCATTGAACTCTTTCTGAGACATATACATTACTTTTCAGCAGCCTCCTCGAACATCTCCATGCATTTTGCGTAGTTGTTAGATAGCGCATCAAATGAGCAGCTATCGCCGCCGGCATCAGGATGATATACCTTTGCCAGCCGCCGGTAGTGGAGTGTGATTTCTTCCTTGGATATAGGGGGCTCTGCGAAACCGAGAGCGATAAAACAGGCATCTAATGACTTGGAGCGCTTCGGCAGGGCTTTCATGCCGGCCACCCATGTAGACAGGTCGTAGATGCCTCGTTCGACCATACGGGCGAGGTCTTCCAAAGAGAGCACGACCTGTGCAAAGGCATCGGAGCCGTACTGCAGGGAGATGCCGTGCTCTTGAGCGTTCTTTACACTGTGAGAAAAGCGATAATATTCCCCCTTGTACCTGAACTCAACCCAACACTCCTGACGACTCCAGTCGTAGTTGTAGTCGCCTTCTTCGATACCAAGCCGCGCCATTACGCGCACCAACTTGTCCTCATAGAGTTCAGGGGAACTATATATCTTTTTTGAGGCCATCCAGAGACCTCCTTTCAACTTCAAGTTGTCCTAAACGAATACCTACACCCATATCATATATAATCTGGTACACTACCCTGTTGTTTTAGCCCGTTATGTACCTAAAAGGAATAACTGAGGTATCACCCCGTTATTTCAGGCCCTTATACACCTTAGGATTGAAAGTTGGAGCGCGGTTAAGGGGTATACAACCCTGTTATTTCTGGGCTCTATACGCCTGTCTCCTCAAGCGACAGATTATATGGCATACACCCCTGTCATTTCAGGGCCTCATACACCCAACACAGGCATATTCAGTTCCCTTAGCTGCTGGCATCATCTCTCACATGAAAACCAGCTAACAGAGCATTCCTGCTTCCACGACGACCATGCATCTCCACAGGCGTTAATTCCGGCTATACCGTCCGTACTCGTTTTTATTTCCTTGGCAAAGTGTGCAATCATTGCACACTTTATTTGCTCGCCATAGGGCTTTAGGCAGGATTCTGCTCGGAGGCCATGCGCTGACCTTCGGACAGCACGACCTGTGCCAGCGCCTCGTCATGCTTTGCTTCCGGTGCTACGGTGGCGGTATCTACATCCACCAGCGTGCGTCCAGCCCAGTCCGCCTTATACTTTATCATACCGGTAAGTTCAGACCAGCCGGCATCGAGGATGCTTTTAGCCTGCTCATTGCCCTCAACTAAGGGCTTAACGGCCACCTTCTCAACGGCAATAAGCTGGTTTGCGTTGACAAGTTCACGGCTGATTTTATGCCGGTAGTCATTGCGCTGATTGGCAATATGCTCATGGACGCCGGCTACCTTGCGCCGCTGCTTCTCGTAGTTGGCAGAGCCTTTTTTCTTACGGGATAGACGCCGCTGCTCACGGGCCAGCCGCTTTGCAGACTTGCTCAGATGCTTCGGGTTCTCATAGTGAACGCCGTTGCTGTCAATAGCCAACTCCTTCAGGCCGAGACTGATGCCCACTTCGCCGTCCACAATAGGCAGCGTGTCTCGCTCTACTTTACAGCAGACAGATGCCCAGTATTTTCCGGTAGCAGACCGAGAAATAGTGACCTCGCGGGGAGACCCTTCGATGGGGCGCCCCGTCCCTCGCCTGAGCTTGTTGATTTTCTGATACTGCCCTCCAAACGGAACTTGAATGTAATCGTCCGTCACATAGATAGTACCAGCGGTCGTAAAACTCTGGGTCGGATGGGACGCGCCCTTAAATTTGGGATAACCGGGCTTCTCCCCCGCTTTAATGCGGCGGAAGAACGCTTTTCGCGCCTCAAACAAATCAATGATGGCATATCTCTCTGCCGTACAGCCGCAGTCCGCAAGCCAAGGCCAGCGCTCCCGCATCTCCGTGAGAACCTTCATACAGTCGAAGGTCGTCATCTTCTCCTGTCGGCGCTCATAGATTTTGGAGGTTTGTTCAAGGAAATGGTTCCACACAAACCGGCAGCATTTGAAAGTCTTCTCGATGATTTCGACCTGCTCATCAGTCGGGTAAATGCGATACTTAAACGCTTGAAATGTAGTTGGCATAGAAATCCGTCCTTTCGCAAATAGTCGGCACCTCTCGCAGCAACCATCCAGACTGCGAGAACACCGGACCCCACGCAAACAAGCACAGCATAAAAGGCAGCACCCACGTCTGGAATACGCCAACAACCTCTGCGCTCGGCCCGCGTTTACTTATTTTTCCGGCTTCCCTTGTCCCGCGAACCATGCAGGCGTTCGCGGAGACTTTTGCTCATCTGCTTTCGGCTACTGAAAGCGCAGAGTTTCACCCTTATCACGCCACCGCCCGCAAAACAGGTACAGGCAGCTCGCTTCTCACGCTTCAGGCGACTTTTGCGCTCGCCGATGTTGTCCGAAAAACACAGGACAAACAAGCAGATAAAGAAGAAGGACACACTTTACGGTGTCCTTGGAGCGGACGACGGGACTCGAACCCGCAATGACCAGCTTGGAAGGCTGGTGTCTCACCAAATTAGACGACATCCGCGCATATAAAAACACCACAAAAGCACATGGTTTTAATGGAGCTGATGGAGGGCCTTGAACCCCCGACCTGCGGTTTACAAATCCGCCGCTCTGCCAACTGAGCTACATCAGCATAGTCGTGAAGCCCCCGCACAACGAGGCTGAAAGCACTTTTCAAAAGACCTGTTACACGGGGGCTTCACTTGAAGGAGAATGAGTATGGAATGGAGCTGACGGTGGGGGTCGAACCCACGACCTGCGCGTTACGAGTGCGCCGCTCTGCCTACTGAGCTACACCAGCATTTTGGTGGTGCTGGCAGCCTCCGCTTATCACGTGTAATCCCGTCTGCACGGAGGCCGCCAGCGCCGAAGAGAGTTGATGTCGGCGGGGTGGGTAGAACGCCGGCTGGCAATAGCGGCTGGAGTTGAACCAACATATCGTTACCTGTGAGAGAGGTACGGCATTACCAGTTATGCTACGCTATCATATTGAGAGATGTTTCTGTGTCCGCTGCTCGTTAAAAAAGACGGAGGCAAAGATAGAAGCAGCGAAAACAGAAGGCGCGTCGTGCGGACTCGAACCGCCAGAACCTCCCCGCATAGAGAACAACGCGAAAGTCGAAGCAGCTCCCGCACACTTCCCTCAGGGAGCTGACTTTATTGTGCTTATGAGTGTAAATAAAGAAAGAAGAAAACGGGACGGGCAACTTAGGCGCTTATTCTTACAATCGCAAGAATATTGTCATTTTAGGTACAAGCCCTTCGAACGAGCCTTTCTTGCCCCGTCCACGCTGTTATACTAACACGAACATATAAAAATGTCAATTCTAATTATCAGTAAAAAAAGCTATACCGCGAGTTTATACGCCGCGAAGCGTTCTGCACAAACTAAAGCAAGCTGTATTTTACGAAAAGTAGTTGGCAATAATAACGAATATACAAAAGAAGAAGGGTTGACATCCTGTAAATTTTCTCTCTAATACGCTTGACAAAATTTTATGTTCGTGTTTATAATAAGGGTGTGTAAGCCCTCTTTATAAGAAGTAAGCAAGAATCCTCGGTGATTTATTGCCGAGTAGTTCACGAAAAGCACCCCGACACCCTGACATTTTTCCCACCAAACGGAGGTGAGAATATACATGAAGCTATCCGTCATTGGAGTAAACGCACAAAAGGAAAAGCGTTTCGAGAAAAAAGGTATCCACTCAGCAGAAGACCTTCTGCGTTATATCCCAAAAAGCTATAAGGACTACCGGCAGCTTGCAACGCATCTCATAGATGGTGCGGAGCAGGCTTGTCTTGTGCGTATAGACGAAGTAAAGTCCTTCGGCCAAGAACTGCGCTATAAGGGTTCTTATGTGCAGACTTCCTCCCATGTCCCTATGATTATCGCACACTGCACGGTGCTTCCGAGCGGAGAAAAACTCGTTATTACATGGTTCCGGCAAAACTACCTTTTCCGCAAGATTTCCACTTGCACAGGGCAGGAGGTTTATGTGGCCGGAAAGGTCGGATACAGCGAGAAATACAACAACTACACCATGACGGCACCGGAGATTTTCGAGCCTGCCTATGGGCAGGCACCGGGCATTCGTCCTGTGTACGCTCAAATCGGAGGCGTGAGCGATGCCTACCTGAGAGAAAAGATTCAGGAGGCTTCCGACAGAACTATCGGACTTATTGAAACGCTTCCCAATGATTTCCTCGACAAAAAAGGTCTTTCAAGCCTTTGGACTTCACTCAAGAAGCTGCACTTCCCCGTTTCCGAGCAGGATATTAAGGACGGGCAATCCCGACTCCTTCAGGAAGACCTCGTATATTTTGCTATGGCTAACGAATGGGCCGCACGAAAGATTTCTAAAGGTAGCCAATTCTCCGTCAAAACAAACGGTTGGATTGAAGAGATTAAGAAGTCCCTGCCCTATTCTCTCACAAAAGACCAGATGGACGCGATTGAGAGCATGACTCAATTTGCAGCAGACGGGCATCGCATCAACGCGCTTGTGCAGGGTGATGTCGGTTGTGGAAAGAGTATCGTCGCCTTCTGCCTTATGATGACCATGGCTGAGAATGGGTATCAGGCAGCGGTGATGGCCCCAACGCTGGTGTTGGCGCGTCAGCACTACGAGGACCTCTCTGCTCTGGCGGAACCGTTTGGCGTAAGTGTTGTTTGGCTTGGCAGCGATTTGAAGACGAGCGAAAAGAAAAAAGCCTTGGCCGTCATCAAGGAAGGCAAGGCACAACTCATTGTTGGAACACAGTCCATCATTGGAGAAGATGTGGAGTATAAAAATCTCGCCTTAACCGTAACGGATGAGGAACACAAGTTTGGCGTTGACCAGCGTACAGCGCTCATCGAAAAGGCTTCAGGCGGTGTTCATTCTATTACTATGTCTGCCACCCCCATCCCCCGCAGTTTGGCTCAGGTAATTTATGGGGATACCGTGCAACTCCACACCATTAAAACGATGCCGGACGGACGTCTTCCGGTTATCACCGGCATTGCCACAAGTAAAGAAAAAATCTTTCGCTTCATTCTGCTGCAGAAACAAAAGGGGTATCAAACCTATGTTGTCTGTCCGCTTATTGATAGAAGCGAGAAGCTGGAAGGCGTACAGTCTGTCGAGGAAGTCAGCGCAGAATACCGTTCTGTTCTGGAACCGTATGGCGTCCGCATCGAAACAGTAACAGGCAAGATGGGAAAGATAGAAACGGAGGACATTCTCTCGCGCTTCAAGGATGGTCAAGTAGATGTACTTGTCAGTACAACTGTTGTGGAGGTTGGCGTAAATGTCCCTACCGCGACAATGATGGTCATTGTAAACGCGGACCGTTTCGGGCTTTCCAGTCTGCACCAGTTGAGAGGGCGTGTAGGGCGAAGCAGCGTACAGTCCTATTGTGTGCTGGAAGCAGGCGCGTCGCCCACGCCGGCTGCGATGGAGAGACTGAACGCCATGGTACAGACCAATAACGGGTTTGAAATTGCAGAGGCGGACCTCCGCATTAGAGGTGCCGGAGATTTCCTCGGCACAGAACAATCCGGATGGAACCGATATATGACCCTTATGATGGCATACCCCGCTGAGTACGAACAGGCAAAGGAGGACGCAAAGACACTTTTGAACAGAGGAAAAGGTTCCTGCAAAATGGTCGATTCCATAATCGCGGGAGGTCAGGAGACCGACAATACCGCAAAGGAGGCATCAAGAAAATGAGTGCTATTTATAAAAGAACAAATCCAACAAAGCCGGCACGAGCTGGAGACGATATAAGGTACGGAGAAAACGTCTCAACAACTGTCTATACCTCTATAGTCCTGCTTCTCCGCAAATTAAGAATTGCGGAGGATGCAGGCAACATGGCAAGAGTAAACAACATTATCACAGACACCACGCCATACAGGGCAGAAATGAAAAAGCTGCGGTTAGCCGAACAGCTTAATTGTCCAGAAGAAAAGCTGCCAGCCCTTTTATTTGATAAAACTCCCGTTACAAACGGAGAAACACAGCGATTTATAGGCTGGCAGGGATTTAACTGGCAAATCGTTTTTCGGATTCTTGCCGAGTTGGACATATCTTACGAGGAAATGATTCGATTCGGAGATAAAAACTTTCCAGCTTTCAGTAGCCTGCCGCCAGATGTTCAAGAAGTCTATAATCTTGTAGATAGCTTTCCAGAAACGATAAGAGACGGATGCATAAGAGAGTCAGCTCTCGGCATGATTGATACGATGTGGATACATCAATTCTGGGATGATAAAAAACGCAGCTTATTGCTGCGCCCTTCTGCGCGAGTACAGTACGTTTTTTCCCATAGATGTTCATTTAAGCGACAGGATATTCTCGATTTGGATGAATTGATTCAGTCCGGAAAAGGCAATTTTGAATTAGATGATAAACAAAAGGATGTCATCCACGAGTTGGCGAATATCATGTTGGTGAGACCCTCCTGCTCCACAAGCAACGAAAGAATTCTGCCGCATATAGCGGCTGCCTTTGGCGTCTCTTTACACTGGCTCATGGGGATGCCAAGCACAATGCGACTTTATGCGAAAAACTCTACGACAGAAGATATTGTTTCCGCCTATTATTTCATGTCAACCAACTGCAAAATTGAGTTTAGAAAAGCGCTGCAAAAGTTTTCCGAAAGACTTGAACACTTTAAGGAGGAAAACAAATGAGAAAAAAGGATAGTGCAGTCAACGCATATATCGACTGCAATAAATGGGCGACAAAACTCAATACGCGGTTCTCTTCCGCCGAGAAGTCGGAAAAATTGAATTACAAGGAAATGCTCGGAATATATGCCGAATTCAGCGATGAGCTCACTTTGGTACGCAGGCTTGTTTCCGCGAGAGTGTACGAAGAGCTGTTTGCCATTACCAAAATGCCACGTGTCTATGGAGAATGGAATGTGAAGCAAATTGGTGCAGAAATCGGCATGGACGCAACTAAAATGTCGCGCCTCAAGGAGCCTGAGGACGGTGCGCTTACCTCTGTGGGACCGTTTGAGTTACGCATTTCGCCTCCAGCAGACGGCAAGCAGACGCGACGGCTGCCTGAAGGGTTTTATGCGTCTGTTGAAGGTCTTTACAAAACCTCATACTTTTTCCTTGACAAGTCCTGCGAAAAAGTCTTATTCGGAGATGAGTGTGCGCCCATCCACCTCCCTCACAACTACTCCTCCCTTTTCTCCCAAATCTCAGCAGTTCCGTTTTCCGATTCCTTGCGGATACAAGTTAAGATTAAAGAAATGTGCAAGCAGTACGAGCAGTACATGGTAAGGGAAACGGCAGACGGCAAAAAGCCAGAAAACTACGTATACGCGGACAGCGCAGGTGCTCCCATTGATTTTCAGGAGCTTTATATAAAGCGGCTTAACGAGAAGATGGAAAATGACTGCTGTAATGCTTCCTCACTGTTCGGCGAAGACGCCAGTGCTCCTTTTAAGAACATGGCAATCAGATGCTTTAGCGTTCCTGTAGACACATTTGAAAAGTCAGATAGGGCAATATTCTTTGACAAGAACGGAACTCTTATGAGACCGGAGAAGAAGTCCGGAAAGAAAGAACCAATGGGAACGACCGGCAACCTTATGATGCTTAGTATCGGCCTTGACACGGCTGTGGACTATTTCATTTCCCCTGATTATACGAAATATTCGACGCTGCTTGCTCGAACAAATGTCCCAGATAAAAGTGGAAACGAGAGGGAGTTCACGCTTGATGAAGGTATGCGGTCAGCCCTTTCTTCAATCCTGATGATTTCTGACGATAACGATAGAAGTGAGGTCGTAGCGGAAGCCCTTTGCGACTGCTGGATGGCACAATACTCCGAGGAAATAAGGTAAAAAAAGAGGCAGGCGAAATCCGCCTCTTTTTTCTCTGCCATTGTTGACATTATAAATAATTGTGGTAGTATAATAGTATAATTACGAAGATATTTTTATAAGGAGACTTATCTCCGCTTCCAGTCACACCAAGTATTCAAGACAGTTATCCCAAGACAGGGATAGCTGTCTTTTTATATATTTTTTTACATTACAACACAATAAGAAAGGAGAAAACATAATGGCACAGGCAAAAATGGTTTTCAGCTATCTCGGCCCTGTTCGTGTCTATGACGACATTACCACAAATAAGTGGGGCGGGACGACTATGGCGGTTTCTGAGAAACAGGCTCGCAACAACTTGGCTCACCAGTATCGAAAACAGCGCGGATTGCTCCAGTGTGTGCCTGTCAAAATGACGGGTGAGTTGACAAGCTACAACGCACCGATAATGCCGCCGTTCAGGTCCAAGCGGAGACCTTCGTATCGCGGAGGTGAAGCGCAATGATGTGGAATGGAAAGTGGAACGGAGCAAATGCCATCGTAGTTCACACGCCGCAGAGCTTTCGGTCGTTCAAGCGAGCTATCCGTTCTCTTGGCGATGTGTGGGCTGACTGGAATCATGTGTATTTCAGTCAGTGCAGAGATTTGTACTCCGCAGCATACCTTCCCTGCTATCCAGACAAGAGTCCCGAAGATAGCACAATCACCTATCACTGGCTCAAGGAAACTTGGTCCAAAGAAGGTCCTCGCGCCGTAGGCATGAACATTCAATAAACGAGGAGGAGAAGCTATGTCTACACCGCTGTATGAGTTAATTGAGAGAGCCGAGCGTATGGATTCCGTCTACTCCGAACGCTACGCTTCCTTCTCTTCTGAACAGGATAGGCGTGCGAAGCAGTGTATTGCGGAGGCTCGCGAAGCTATCGAAGAGCAGCGAAAACTCTGTGAAAGACGGCGTCGGCAAGCAATCGCAACAATAGGCCAACGGCCTTGAAAGAAAGGAGTAAATTCATTGTGAAAGTAAAAAAGAAAATTCGTTACGCCGGCGAATGCTGCATTTGCCACGAACCCATTGAGGTTGGCGAAGAATATGTCGAGGCACCCTACGAAAACAAACAGTGTCATATCGACTGCATGGAGACAGAGCCGCTTAAAGCGGTTCTGTCTTTTTTCGGCATTCCGTCGTGTGTAACCAATTCTGAAGGAAAGGAGACAAGAATCTATGGGTAGAAATGGAAATATCCGCAGGGGCGATGTATTTTGGGTCAATGCGAAAGAAATCGAAATCTTTTCCCCTTGGGCCCCGGAAGGAAGTCAGTTCCGCGATAAAGACGGACATCCTTCCAATAGCTCTGTTATCAGAGGACATCGTCCCGCAATCGTTGTATCTTCGGATGACCTGAACCGCTACAGCAGTGTAGTGGAGGTCGTATTTACGACATCATCTCCAAAGATGCAGCAGCCCTCCCATGTACTCATCACGAGCACGAGCCGCCCAAGCACAGCACTGTGCGAGCAGCCGATGGCAGTTTCTGTCAATGAGCTGGGAGCCTATATCTGCCACCTGACTGAAGCGGAGCTGGTAGACATCGACGCCGCGCTGTACTACAGCATGGGGCTGAGTGCTCGCGTGAACGACAATGATGATAATACATGGCGTGCGCGGTATGAAACCATGCACAGGGCATATTCCGAGATGCTTGTCCATGTTATGCGAATCATGGACAGCAACAACAAGCGGGCCACACCGTACCCCGCAGCCACCGTTGGAAGAAGAAAGGAGCAAGCCGAAAATGAGTAATCCTATCTTCATCGTGTTTGCCTGTGACGCTTGGAAAGCAATAGACTCCATGCGTCTGGTTTCTGCGACGACTTCCCGCGAAAAGCTGAAGGAACTCGTGGCGGCCTGCGTCGAGTCCGAGACGTTTGAGTACGGCGAAGACTCCGTAGAGGCCGCTGCGACGCAGCTCCGCAAGGACTTTGATAGCGGATTAAGTATCTACGACATCAACAACAACCTCAGATTCGGTATTATAACCGCTGCCGAGGATGGCGAGATGTAAGAAAGGAGATGTAAAAATGGGATACACTATCATTGATGCCCGCTCTTTCATCAAGACAACTCGTGGTATCATTCCCCTTGCCTTGGGTGGCAGCAACAACTGCTCCGAGTTTATCTACGACAGGAGTTTCAAGCCGCGAGAGGTTCGCGAGCGCCACTGGTTCTTGCTGGGAGGAATCAATCTTCTGGAACTTCCTGAGGACGAATTTGTGGCGAAGGTGAATACCACCTTCCCCGACACCGATGATGAGTGCTGGAAGATGAACAGCAAGTGGGTCACTTGCTCTCAGGCACGGAAATGGTTTGCTCGCGCCGCAAAGGATGCCGCCACGCTGGAGGACATCCTCGCCGCCAATCCCGGCGTCAACGACCTGAATGTAGGGCTGATGCCCTATACGTCCGGCGACCATCTGCTGTGGAGGTATGTCAGAACAACGGATGAGCTGGAAGTCTGGCTGGATGAGGCACGGGAACTGGTAAAAGAACACAAGGACCACTACATCTTCATGTCGTTCAGCGGAACACAGCGCGGCGAGCGCCTGCGACCTGCCAGAGCGCGGGATGTAAAGGGTCCGCTTGTAGTTCAAAAGCGCAACGCGGGCTATGTGCGTGCATTTGATAATGTGATTGGAAGAATAACTGTGCATTTCACAAAGGATGTCAGAGATGCCATTCACTACCCGTCTGCGGAAGCAGCTACGGCAGCAATGGGAGAGGTTATCAGCGTAATGGGACTTGAGTTCAAGACCGTAACGCGCAAGATGACGGCGCCTCGGCCCTATGTCGTTATGTGTACGGAAAAGGCATACGCAGGGAAGTATGTGAAGAAATCCGTGAAGAACAACCTCCAGTACACGTCCTCCGTGGATGATGCTCAGAGGTTTATCAGTGAGAAAGACGCTGAGGCAAAGATTTCTTCCTTGCGAGGCAAATTTCTCAGCGCACAGTATCTTAAACCAGTTTACGTAGAAGCGTGAACAACAAGCCTAAAAAAAGAGCCGCTGTGCGGCTCTTTTCTTTTGCGTCGAAACCGTTGACATTATAAGGAAATGTGGTAGTATAGTAGTATAATTACGAAGATATTTTTATAAGGAGCTTTGTCTCCGTTTTCAGTCACATCATCACATTCAAGACAGTTGTTCTCACTTGGGAACGACTGTCTTTTTATATATTCAGAACAAGTAAAAACGAAAGGAGTAAACGCATGAAACAAAAGGAGCTTACCCAGCACGAGTGCGATACACACCCGTCTATCCATTATACAGGCAGCGTGCGCGGTATGAAAGCAAGCGGCCTGTGGGGAAAGAACGACGAATGTGTGCGTTGTGGTAATTATATCTACAACCTGTCTATCACACTTGGGCCTTACAAGCAGATTTAGAGAAAGGAGAATAAAATGGATACATCTTCGCTGCACTTTATTGACAGCACATTGTCTCAGTATCGGAACGAGTTGTTGTTCCACCCCCGCAAGAAGTTGCCCGCAAAAGACGTCAACGATGCTCTGAGGCGACTGCTGGAAATAACGGGAGTACAGGGAAAGGTCAGGGACACCCTGACTACCCACCTGAACGACAGGTGCGGATATGCCCGCGATTTGAGTAAGCCTACGCCCTCAATCGCACAGGTCATCTCCGCTATGGAGTTCGCGTTGCAGTCGGCTTATGCCGACCGGCCTGTTATGGAAGGGGGTGCAAGAGCATGAGTAAGCATCGCTGGACAATCGAAGAGCTGAAGAACGTCAATGACGCCCAGTTCGCTATGGCGATTCTGATGGAGCGCCGCAGTGAGTTGTCGAACCCCTACACCCCGTTCGCACAGCGTCTCACCAGCGTCATCAATACACTGATGGACATGGCTGTGGATGGCGGGCTGACGGACGAAGAAAGGAGTAAGAACAATGGCCACTGAGATGAGACTCTACCGCGTACCTATTATCGGTAGTAATGCCGAACGGCGGCACGGAAAGGTGGTGGATGAGGTCACGGTCAAGGTTGGAACCAAGTGGCTGACAGACAATAGAGACTGTCGATACTACAAGGCTCCTTCCGAAGATGCGAACAGAAATCCCTACTTCCAGCAGAACTCCATGTACTGGAGTACAGATTACCGGCTGTATCAGACGGAACAGGCTGCCAAGGACTATCACCGGCAGGCGGAATTGCTCATGGCTCTTCGCAGAGCCGTTGGCGACTTCGGCTTCAACGCCCCGTTGACCGTGTTGGAGAAGGTCATGGACATTCTCAAGGAAGGCGGGTGCCTGAAATGAGCACAAAAATCTTTGACGCTTGGCGCATCAACTCTACCGACATCGGGGAGTTGGTCAAGCTCGGCAGTGAGATTCGGGAAGTGCAGCAGAAGTCCTTCGTGGACGCTGTCTACAACTCGCTCGATTTCTGCCAGCTCGCTATCATCTTCGCCAAAAAGTCTGTAGAGAATGTCGAGGAACTCAGGCCTGTTTTTGCGTCAATCGCCGCGAACGTCGTTCACAAGTGCGTTTTGATGTACGATTGGACGCCATCTTTCACGATGACGGATAACGCCAAAAGCTCTGCGGAACAGATTCTGCAGAATGAGGCACAGAAACGGAAGATTTCATTGACAGTAGAGCAGAAGAGAAATCTGCTCGACGTTATCACTGAAATCTACGAAATCGTCTCCCGTGATTGGCAGGCGTCACTGCTGTTCCTCAGGGGCGATAATGGCAGTACCTACATGAAAGGGTTCAATCTCACCAGAGAAGCGGCCCATTTCATCGACTCCCAATATCCCCGCTTTGAGTACACCGACCAGACGGAGATGAATATTTCAGACTTCAACGAGTACACACGGCAGTACATTGACGCTGCAAAGACGGAAGAAGAACGCTATGAGAGGCTCTTGGAGGCCCAGCACGAACGTGGAGAACTGTGGGACAAAGCATTCGCAGGCCATAGTGTATGGCGTGATGCCGGTCTCTCCATCTCCCTTGTGCCGGCACAGCTTCAGGAACAGTTTGTGGCTATCCACTCTATCTGCAAAAAGGTGTTCGGCGCCGAAGCCTAACGAAAAAAGAAAGGAGAAAAATCATGGAGAATAACCAAAAAAACGCTGCGGAGGTCCAGACCAGTGTTCCTGACCTGATTCCGGACAACTACCGCGAAAAGGCAGAAGCGTTGGGCTGGGTCATCGACGAGGACAAGGTCTGTGGTGTGTTCACGTTCAGACAGGGGTCGCCTGCCGGCGAGGACTACTCCTTCGACCTGTACGCCGACGATGATTTCGGCGATGGAGTAGCCGCTGCTGTGCGCCGCGTCTACGAGGACTTCGACGTTGACGAGCACGTCGCTCTGTTTGCGGAGGCTTCCGTAAAGGGCACGTCAGGCGTTCCGAAACTGTCAGTGCTTGTCGAGGACGCCAAGGAAATCAATGAGATGCTTCTCACACTCGCCGAAGCGTTTGAAGACATCGAATCTGGTGCATCAGAGCGGGAACAGAAGGTGTATACCCGCTGCTGCCCCAACTGTGGTGGCGTATCTTTCTCTGGTCATCAGGTCCTCCACATTGATGTGTTGGTTGACATCGAAACGGGAGATTTCCTCGGAAATATCAACGACGAAATCGAATCTAACATTTACGAGTCGTCTGACCCCTACGGTCCGTATCACTGCATGACCTGCGGATTTGAATGCTACAACCTCTCCGAGCTGGAAAAGAGCGAGGTGGAGTAACTCTAATGTCGATTATTCTTTACTTCGCTCTGACCATTCTCGTGATGTGCGGCATATTCCTTGGCATAAGGAGACTGGACACACAGGACCTCTTGCCGCCAATCGTCTGCAGCGTTTCTGTGGGCGTTATTATGGTGGAACTGTTCGCACTTGTTCGGTGGTATTAACGGAGGTGAGAAGGACGTGTTCAAAATGCTGACGAACCCCTTGTTTATAGCCTATGTCGTTCTCATCATCGCCGCAATGGTCGTCTCAGTCATAGCCGCAAAAAAATCAGACCAGCCAGAAATGCTTCCGGCTTCCTTTGGTACTATTGCGCTCACCATTGTTTTGGTTATTGTGGCGGTCATAACCGATTAAATCAAAGCCAGTGGGAGAGGCACTCTGCCTCTCCCCTGCTTTCCCAAAAAAGAAAGGAGAAAAATATGAACAATGTATCTATCAGAGCCGCCGCAGCTTTCTGCGACGAGAACACGCTGGTTAAGGTCTCCCGCAACAACCCTAAGTACGACAGATTCGAGACCACATTCGTTCCTTTCAGGGACATCCGTAAGAGCGATTCTGTGAGCGTCTTCAGCGACGGTCACGAACTGCACTTTTCCGTTCTCACAAATGCTTCTTTCAAGAAGGACGAGCGATACGGGAATGAGTGCGGCTGGTCTGTTAAGGTCACTGAGGATGCCGGCAAGACGATATTGGTTCTCCATCCTGCAGATTTTGCGCCCTATATCATCAGCCTTTCCGTCACCGACGAAGGAGATTGGCGCGGCTGCCGGCTGCTTTTTGAGAGTGTCCTCAACGATACTGAAGCTATCGTCAACAATATGCGGGCGAGATTTGAGCCGCGTGTTGCGCCGGAAAACACCTGCGGACGACATTCTGGCACAGTTGCGGCCATGGCAAAGAGAGACCTTACCCGCGAGTGGACGGAGCAGTTTGGCTTCCGCCTCATTTCGGACAGCGTAAACTTCACCCAGTGCGGTGTGAAGGACATTCTCTCTGAGAAGTTCTTCAATTCCCCTGCCATGGAGCTGACGTTCTTCGCCTATTCCGACGGCGAGTATTCAGCGTCCCCCCTGTTCTTTGCCAAACTGCCCGATTTGGGCGAACGGTACAACAAGCCTGAGGGACGTGCTGCAATCGCAGAACTGCTGCAGAAGCTGGATGAGATGTACGGCGACCTGCCTGAAGACACAACAAAATGGGCTCTGGAGTATCAGCTTTGGGCTCGTATGCTACTGGCAGAAGGTGCGGTCATGCTGAATCCGAAGCACCTCGACCTCCCCGACTGCGCCTACGAATTCAAAACGCTGGCTTTCGGTAATAAAATGCTGAAAGACAGCGGTGACGGTATTGCGTGGGCAAAGGCTGTCAAAACACCTATCAGCGTAATCGCCGAGGCGTGGGAGAATGACATGAGTGAGTCCGGCGATGAGGCTTTTACCTGCATCGTAACTGGCTGATGTTGAAAGGAGAAAACATGGATAATCTGATTTCGAACAAGCGAATGCTGCACTGCGACGAGAACGTATTGGTCCATATCGTGCGTTACTGCCGTGATACGGATGATGCAGATGGCGACGGCATTAGAGAGGTGGAAATGTATGTCCCCTTCAAGTGTATCTGCAAGGGCGATACCATTGATATTCCTGATAAGGACACCGACGATGCCTTCAGAACAACCGCCTATGCTGCGGAGGACGCTTCGTATAGCGAAGCTCGTGCGGGTGGTTGGTTTGTGCCGGTCGCCTGTACTGGGCAGAAAGAGTATGTTCTGAAGCCTGATGATTTCGCACCTTGGCTCGTGACCCTGAGTGTCGCGTTCACACACGGGTCGTCCTGCAAGCTCTTTTTCGAGTGCGTGGAACGAAGCGAAGAGAAGCTGTGGGCAAACATCCGCAGAATCTTTGACGATGTACCGACGCTGCGGCATGAGCTGGGTTTCGTTGCCCTCGTCCGACATATGGCACGGAAGTACCTCACACCTGATAGGACGGAGCCTCTTGGCTTCAGATTCCTTTCGGATGATGTTGTCTGGAGCAACTGTAAAGCGAATGATATCCTTCCCGACCGGTTCTTCGCAGCAGCGGACATGACGCTAACGTTTTACGCCTATGCGGAAGACGAGTATGCTGAGAGTCCCCTATTCTTCGCCAAGCTGCCGTATCTCGGTACGCATCACGGAACTCCCGCAGGCTGCGTGATTTGCGCCTCCATCTTGCGAAAGTTGGACGAGCTGTATGGCGACCTGCCGACGGAAACGTCCCGCTGGTCGCTTGAATACCAGCTCTGGGCCCGTATGCTGCTGACAGAAGGCGCAGTCATGCTGAACCCGATGCATCTGGCACTCTATGAAGACGAGCATACCTTTAATTCGCTTGTCTCTTGCGATGATGCGCTGGAAGTCAGCGGTGATGCTATTGTATGGAAGAAGGCATCCGGCGCTCCCAGCAACAAGATTACTGAGGCATGGGAAAAAGAGACGGAAGAGTCTGGCTGCAATGACACATTCACTTGCGCCATTTAAGCCACGGAAAGGAGGGACAAACGAAAATGCTGGATACTGCCGACATTCGCCATTTTGTAATACCGAAGATAAGAGAGACCATTCTGTATATCAACCGCTATGAGAAAGCGGCTGAAGCCATTGCCACAATCATCGGGATGGGTGCGTCCTTACAGGTTCGTCCGAAGTTGTCTGACCTTCCGCAAGACGCGGCGGAACTGGTTCTGCGGAAGCGCGAACTGGCTGAGTTATACGGCTTCGTCGAACAAAACTACGCCCATCTCCTGATTTCCGGTATTCTGTTCCGCAGCGACTGTGAGAGCAAACAGAAATCCATCAAAGCGTACCACGAGTTGTACTTTGCGGTGTGCGAGTATATCGTCCATGTGTCGCATTGCACGGATATACTCTACAAGGCAAAAGGGCAGCATAATGACCCTTTGTGGATTTGGGATGATGATGGTACATTTACGACCGCTTGGACGGCTCAGTACCATGAGGATTTCGACACCACACTCTCCACAATGAGCCATCAGGAAAATGAACTGCTCCAGACCATTTCCAGAAGCGCCGCCGTACTGCGAGACGCCTTCGCAGCGTTTTCCTTGGATTATCGCAACGACGCTGATGGGTACGGCCAAAGGGTTATGAAGGAGTATCAGGAGCGCATGGTTAAAAGGGAATGCTAAAAGCAAGATAAAAAAACTAAATTTCAAAAGAAGCTCCTTCGGGAGCTTCTTTTTTTACGTTGCCGCTGTTGACAAAATAGCGAAACGTGGTAGTATAATAGTATAATTACGAAGATATTTTTATAAGGAGTTTTATCTCCGTTTTTCAAGTCACATCATAAATTCAGGCAATCACTTCCCTTTTCGGGCAGTGATTGCCTTTTTCTATATATACATTTTATTTTGGATTCCCGTAAGTCCTTATCATAGGCTGGGAGAAAGGAGAAAACATCATGGCAAACTGTGTACTCTTCCGAGGGAAGAAAGGGTTCGATATCAGTACCCTTCCGTACGGGCTGAACTCGCTTCCCAATAGAAACACAAGTACGGTGTCCAAATGGAGTGCTCCCAAGCGCCCCTCTGCAAAGGGGTATTCTACCCTCCACAACTATGCGACCAGAGCTCTTTTGGCGTATCTGGGAATTCCCAATTTTGTCGATGACTACGCTCTTTTGCAGGTTTCTGATAACCTGTGGAGCGCGGAATATCGAGACGCCACGGAATCGAGGACGTATCTTTTCACCTACAAGACGGTCATTCAAACGAATGCGCCGGCAGTAGGTAAGCTGGCGGCAGCGTCAGCGGCTCCTTCCGGACAGTGGGCGGGAACCCCGTCTATTGGCTCGGAGTCGGACTCTCTCGACCTGAGCGGTGCTCTCCTTGCGATGACCCCGTTCACCCTCGCAACGTATTACGGCGCACCTGAACTGGCTGTTGTCGCAAACAATGTGGAGCTCAAGCAGGTACAGACGGACATCCTTGACCTGAGTGCCAAGTACCCCGCCGACTGGGGCAACCATATGGATGAGATTCCTGATGCGAGAGACTTTCTCTACACATTCAGTGATATGCTCTACTACGGTTGTGAAGCAGGGAAAATCCCTCTCAACATCCAGAACGGCAATATGGATACCCTGACCCGGCAGAAGGTAAACAGTGGAGCCTTTAATGGCACCGTCATCGTTGGCTCCCCGACCATTATCGGTGGAACCATGGCCTCAAGCACCGGCTCGTCTGAAAAGAGCATGACCGTGAAGGATGCCAAACTCAGATATGCTGCATGGACAAACACACATACGTGGACGCAAGACGAAGAACTGCTGATTCCCACCTTTGACGACGACTTCAAGGTCCAGCCGGAGGTAATCGAAATCGCAGATAAAATCGTCGCAACGTCTAATATGCGCGTTCCGTTCCGCAACTTCCTGTGGCGCGGCATTACCGGTTACGGTAAGTCTACCGGCACGAAGGTGTTGGCGTGCATCCTGCACACCCCCCGTTTGGAGCTGACTTGTCATACTGATATGTTGGCAAAAGACTTGATTTCCGAGTTCGTTCCCTGCAATCCTGTGGATGCGGCACGAGGAGAACTCCCCTCCTTTGAGGAGATTTCCTTCGACCCCGAATCCGCGTGGAACAACATGACAGGAGAAGATGGCACGGGAATTACCTCCGAGGAGTGCTTTGCAAAGTATTCCGAGCTGTTGGTTGCACGTGCCGGCTGCACTTCCCCCGTAAAGGTGGTTGAATCCGCTTTTGTGAAGGCCGTTTCTCGCGGATACATCTGCGAGATTCAGGAGGTCAGCCGAATCAAGGATTCCGGTGTTATGGTCGCGCTGAACCAGTACGATTTGCCGGGAGCTATGATTCCTCTGGTAGACGGTGGGTTTACCTATCGGCAGAAGGACGCCGTTGTGGTGTTCACAGATAACGTCGGATATGCTTCCTGCCGCCCCATTGACCAGTCGGTTCTCCGCCGCTGCCGCATGATTTTCGACAGTACGGAAATCGAGAAGAAAGCCATGCTGGAGCGCATCAAGTACAACACCGGCTGGAGTCGCGATGACAGAACCCTGTACGCGCTCTACGATGTGTACGAGCAGATTCGCAGTTACTGTGCAGACAAGGAAATCACTGAGGGTTCTTGCACCATCTGTGAGCTCGAATCCCTCGTGTGCTGTGTGCAGTGTGATGACCGCTATCTGGCGAATCTTGAAAAGTATATTGACACGTGCCTCATCTCGAAATGCACGAACGACCCCGTTGAACAGAACGAAATTCGTTCCAACGCAGCACAAGTCATCAGCAAGGTGGCATAAGGGTCCGAAAGGAGAAAAGAGGCATGGTGCCTCTTTTCTTTCTTTTCGGATAAGAAAGAAAGGAGAAAACAGCACCATGACTCAGAACTATAACAACATCAACTTTTTCAATCGTGAAAATTACAACGCGCTCTGCGCCAAGGTCGGTGAATGTGTCAAGAAAGGTATTCCCCATGCAGATAAGCTGCTTGAGAGCCTTGAAGAGCGATGCGCTGCCTTCCTCGACTATGTGAACACAGTTGATATGGGTGAGACCCGCATCATCATTGCTCACAACCGTCTTGAGGGCGAAGACCTCCGCGATGCATTGCAGACCATCGACAGGCTCCGTAAATGCTACCATGACGCTGCTTGCGATAGCTGCAATATCATTAACCGGATGGCGGCAGCAAACGGAATCGGTCCGATTTTTACCGGAGATTCCACCGACCGCCTGCAGGTGGCAGACTTCTGCCTTGAATTTACCGTTGAAATTTTCAAGAACCGGAAAAAGTAAGAAAGGAGAGTTGACGCATGGACCAGAAATCTATCTGGAGGCAAATCCGCGTAGGCGCCAAGGAAATGAGCGAAAAACTCACAGATGCTGACATCTACACCAGTGAAGCGTTTCGGAGTCATGTGCAGGCAACGGTCGATTCGATGACGAAAGACCTTGACAAGCACATCTCCGTTTCTCTGATGCATAACCCCAAATCCGACATCACCGCCTGTACTGACGGGAATAGTCTTTGTCAGAATACGGCAAACAGTGTCATCACATGGTATAAGCTCCCCTCCTCCCGATTCGCAACGGTCATGGGTATTGTCTATCACGAGTTGGCCCACATCCGATTCCACGACTTTCGCGCCGATGCGCTGGCAGACAAGGAACTGGAAGAGAACGGCACACTCTATGGACGAATGCCTGAACCGGACGATGAGACAGAGCTGGATGAGATGAAGGAGGCGCTGAAGCATCCTGAATACCGCAAGGTGTTCAAGTCGCTGCGAGACGAACTCGTCAACTGCATCATCGACGCACACGACGAGGAACGTATGAGCGACTACTACGGCGGCATTGTCGCACGTGGTATTGAGATGGCAGCATCTTCCCTTCAGGGGCAGCTTCACACGCTGGACGGCTATACGAACAACAAGAAGGAGCCTCTGTCTATAATGACAAGCCTCGTTCTCCAGTTCGCACGATTTGGTGAAATTCTCGTTGCGGATGAACAGACGCTCTATACCAATGAGTACGCCAAAAAACTGACAGACATCTCGCAGGCCATTGAGCTTGCCACCAACACGGATAACCCGAAAGAGCTGTATGCCCAAATCAATGTGATGCTTCTCTTTATGTGGCCTTACATCAAGGACGCAATAGATAAGTGTGACAAGCAGCAGAGCTCTCAGGCAGGCCAAGGCCAGCAGGGGCAGGGTCAGCAGTCCGGCTCCGACCAGAACGGTCAGGGCGGGCAGCAAGGACAGCCCGCTTCCGGCGGTGGTCAAGGCAGTCAGAACCAGCAGCAGGGCGGCGGAGGTATCTCCCAGCCCAGTGCCAATGCCATTCAGCAGGTGCTCCAGCAAATTGCTCAGGGCGCACAGAATGGCGGTGGTTCTCAGATGCCTCAGAACCAGAAGGCATCCAACATAGCCAAGCAAGCTACCAAGGATGCCCAGTCTGCCGACAAGAAGAAGGGCAAGAAAAACGACAGCGGTAGTGGTTCCGGCGGGAATGATGCCAATAAGGGCAACGTCCCCGCTGCTGTGGCCGGCAAGAGCGGCGATGGACAGGATAAAAACGGAAAGCAGGAGCAAGCCGACAGTATGTTGGCGAATGTCCTGCAGACCATTATTTCCTCCGTTGCCGGAAACATGGCCGAAGCACAGATGGAGCAGGATTTGAAGTCTCAAATCATCGCTGATGTTGACATCATGGACCGTAGCTCTACGCACAAGGGCCATAGCATCGACGTCAAACGCGAGGTTGAAGTAACACCTTCCAACATCAAGTTCTACGGTGAAATGATGGAGGATGTGTCGCAGTATTCCAAGCGTCTGGCAAAGTTGATGCAGCAGGAGCTGAAAGACCTGCAGGATGGCGATGTCCGCAGAAATCGGATGTACGGTAGAGATATCGTTGCAAGTGAAATGTGGCGTCCGGATTGCCGGTTCTTCAGCGACACCAAGCTGCCGCAGGACCTGCCCGATATGGCAGTTTCCGTGCTGGTTGACCAGTCTGGCTCGATGTATGGGCAGCGCATGGGCGCCGCTATGAAGGCTACCATGCTCCTGCATGACTTCGCAGAGCGTGTTCATGTTCCTGTCGCTGTGTACGGTCACAATGTGACCATGCATGGTAGGGTCAACCTGTTCGTCTACACAGACTTCCTGAAGGCCGGTAAGCGTGACAAGTACCGTCTTGCCAAGCTCTCCACTGGCGGCTGTAACCGTGACGGTGCAGCGCTGGAGGTCGTTGCTAACCTGCTGAATGCGAGACCTGAGCGCACGAAGCTCCTCATTATCATTTCGGATGGCAAGCCGAATGATGATTCCTATGGTGGAGATTCTGCGGCGAAGGACATCAAAGACATCGTAGCCCGCAATCGCCGGCGCGGTGTTGAGATTGTCGCAGCAGCTATCGGCGACGACAAAGAGTACCTCAAGAAGATTTACGGCGACCAGTTCCTTGACATTACTGACCTTTCCACCTTTCCCAAGGCAATGGTCAAAATCGTCAAGAAGCGGCTGAAGGTCTAACAACAATTAAAGAGCCACCCTTCGGGGTGGCTCTCTTTGAAAGGAGATAATACTATGGATTTAGGTTACATTGCTCCCTGCCCCGTGTGTGGTGGCGAAATCAAGCTGTATTCCCACTGTGGTAAGCCCGATTGTAAGGCTGTATGTCAGAGTTGCAAAAAGGGGTTTCCGTTCCACGCAAATCTGAAGACCTATGCCGGCACAAAAATCTATGCCAGCAGTATCAGGAAGAGTGTGCGGATGTGGAATAACACGGTTTCCAAGGATGTCATTGCCGATGAGACCCTTTGATTCTGTTTGCTGCAGAAAGGAGTTGAGTTTCTGCATATAAGAATATATAATGATATGCAAAAAGAACCCGTAGAAAGGAGAAAACATAATGACTGCAAAGATGAAAAGCGATGCGCTGAGAGTTATCAAGAAGCTCCGCTGCTACGGCACGGACGCTGAAGACAACCTCGGCACAACCTCCTCCCTGTTACATCTGTCACATCAGAGAAATCAAAGGCGGTTGCCAGTCGGAACGGATATATGGCGCCCTATACAGCCGATGAACTGCGGAAGAAGTTTCATCTAACCGACGACATCATTGAGAACCTCTACTACGGCTGCGGCTTTACCCCGTTTTATTACTGGGATAAGGATAAGGTCATATTCCCCTGCAACAGTCTTACAATGGCAGCCGACGGTGAAGATAAAACGCCTGAAATCCGAGGGGCTGTTGAGCAACTGAAGGAGAAAATTGCCTCCGGCAACTGTAACTTCATCATCACGGCACTCAACGACCGGATGCGGATAGAGTATCTGAAGAAACTCGTTGATGAGGGCTTTGATGGTGCTTACAAACTGTTCTACAATGTCTACCCCTTTTCCGATTACGGATGCTCCGCACTCGGACGGGATGGTATACTGAAGCTCAAAAGCATGAAAACGCCGGAACAGGTTCAGGCAACGGAGAAGGGGCTCAGGAAGTATCCTGACACACTGACGGTTTACCGTGGCGCCGGCGATGAAAGCGCAAGTCTGGAGGAAGCGTTCTCTTGGACGCTGGACCCTGCCGTAGCCGTGTTCTTCGCCACGCGCTTTCCGTCTGACCATGCAAAGGTATATCGGGCTACAGTCGAAAAAGCCTCTGTCATTGAGTATTTCGAAGGTGTGGAGGCTGAAGTTATTGTATCTCCTGATGACATCAAGGAGGTTGAAGACTTCCCCTTCTATGGTATCGACTGGCTCAACGAGGCAGCGGATAACGGTGCGATAGACGACTTCTGGCTCTATCAGAAGACTGCTGACTATGACGCCGTTCCATTCCAGATGGCAGGCAAACTGCATGGAAAGGCTCACGCTGGCCGTGTCCTATTCATGTGTATGCTGCTGGCGTATATGAAGGGTCTGGACTTGGAAGACAAGGAAATTCTGATTGAGGCTGCACTGTATCACGACACAGGCAGACGTAGCGATTCCGAGGATAATACCCACGGTGGCGAGAGTGCAAGGATGCTGCAGGAAGCATATCCTGATACGGACCCCATCACACTGTTTCTGATGGAGTATCACTGCCGCCCCGATAAGGAAGGCTACGACTTCATCTCGGAACACTGGAGGAATAGGCAGGATGCGTTGCGCGTCAAAACACTCTTTGATATTTTCAAAGACGCTGATGGGCTTGACCGCGTCCGGCTCGGCAATTATGAGCTGGATATGTTCCAGCTCCGTACCGAAGAAGCTCGCAAGTTGCCGCAAATCGCAAAAATAACTGAAGAGCAACTCAAATTCTAAACACAAAAGCACCTCTCTTTTGAGAGGTGCTTTTTGCTTATTTTTCAAGGTTGCAACCAACTTGCGACAAACCAAACTAAATTGCAAGGAAAAAGCTAAGAGATTGGGCAAATAAGCAAAGAGATACGCAAACTCAAATTTGCACTTTGCATTCCGTGTTCGCAAACTGCAAACGGGTGTGGGAAATGGGAATATATAGCATATTGTGTGGAGAAATGGCATACATACAATATATTGTGGAAATCTGTGTGGAAGAAGTGAAAAAACGGCTCTGCCAGATGCAGAGCCGCCTTTGCTTATTTTTTGGTTGTGGTGCCGATGGGGTTGATGAATCGTGTCGCCCACTCCTCCTTGCCGCAGCGAGGACAAGGACGGTGCCAGTCGTACATGAGGTGTCCATCCACATCCACCTTATCGGTCAGTGGGGCAACCTGCCCGCAAGCGGTACAGAAGACGATATAGCGTCGGTCGGCGCCTGCACGCTGTTTGCCGGCGGCCATTAAGATGCCTCCTTAACAGCGCTGACCAGCGGGCGCTCCTCCAACATACCGACAACTGTACGCAGGGGCTCAGAACCGGCAAAAGCAGTAACGATGTGCTTCAAAGCACTCTCAGGAACGGAGAAGCTGTCCGAGGCACAGATGCCAACGGTCTTGCCCTTCTTTGTGTCCACCGTCACGAAATCGCCGGTATGGAGCGCACAACCGTCAGGGACGGAGAACAGGAAGGTCTGCGGGCACTTGGGGTGCTTAATGATGACAATGTTCCTCACGATTTAATCCTCCTTATCCATGGATATTTAAGATTTGATGTATTTTCCCACAAAACTTAACTTTCAGGCAGGGATA